GTATCATTCCATATTCTCCTATTTAAAAGTAAGCGCTATCATCATACGTAAACTTTCTAATTCCCTGCCGTTCATCACCATCAGCAAAGATAACTTTATCTATTGCTGTCACTTCGCAGACTGCTCTATGATCCCAAAAACGATGCACAAAGTCTGGCTTTCCCCACACTTTGACAGCATTCCAGTATCTATCATCTTTAAATCCGACAAAATGGATAGCTGGCTGATCAGTCATTAGTCGCCATGAGCTAACAGTTAATCGAATAGTACCACTATCATCTACGGTAATGATACCATTGTCAATCAGTGATTGTTGAGGATGGCTTGTCATCCAAATACGATGCCTGCACGAACTGCATAGTCATAATGCCAACTATCATCAATATTATCAGCAGCGAAACATGCTACCCAAGCTTGACAATAGGCTGAATAATTAAAATCTGTCATCATTGGATATATTTTATTATTACTCATTCCCTATACCTTTCCTGCTCCATATAGAAGTCAATCTCAATTCTAACACGTTCAGCTACACCGGGATGGCTGTAGTCTGGAGCATTACCTTTAAACGGTAAAGGCCCCACTAGCAATCCTTGTGGATTGTAGCGAGGCCAAAGCCAACGTTCTGTTTCTTCAGCTTTAGTCATACTCGCCTTCAGTAAGCTCTAGCTTTTGCTTAAACTGCACAACTACAATACAGCTATCAGAAAAAGGATCAAACCCTTCTGATTTAGCTTTCTGTAACGCATCTGTAATGCATTCGCTGATAATATCTCCTGAAAGATCATCAATTATATCACGAGTATGTGTAGGCAACGCTCCTGCTGTAACTCCATGAGGATGCACGTTAACTGTAACTATATTCTTCATTCCCTATTCCTCCATTAAAAATTAAAGTGCTACCTTGCATTAGGCGGTTTCGCACCGTTCCCGATCCTATATAAAATGCAAGGTAGCTCCTCTATGCATCCTGAGCTTTTAACGTTGTACCAACAAACGCCTATAGCATCGCCTTAGCTATCTATATTAGCTTTTGCTGTTGCCCATTGCGCTAATGTTCATTGCTGCATAAAGGTATTCTGTGTTGGCTTTATTTAACTTATGGCCATCATCAGGCTAGACTTAATCTAGCGACCGTCTTGTTAGACGGTTTCGGCCTTTTATGCAACCTCCATCTTACGCTCATACTTCCGAACTGGCTTCTTCATAGCCTTGTTGATGCTCCAAGCCAAACCACCATCATCCTTACGCATTCGCATGTACAGCGTCATGTAAGGAATTCCAGTTGCTTCAGCAGCAGCCTTGATGGATGGGTAGACTTTCTTTTTAGTTCCAGTTCTAACGGCTACAGTCATTTTTATTCTCCATTTGCTATTCAGTATTTAAACTATGGACGGATGCAATCAATTAGTCAAGTATCTTTTTAACAATATTTTCACAAGCAAACCAACTCATAACTCCAAACAAACATTGAAACCAAAATGGCGTAACTGGTACAAACTTCAAAGTAAAATCTAGGATAATAGCTGCCACTAGTGATATAATAAGTACTTTCATCACTCAACCTCCTCTAGCACGTCACTCAACAGCTTTAAAAATTCAAAATGCGTCATAGCATTAATAACAGCTTCAACTTCAGGCATAGCTTCGTCAGCTAGTTTATTCCATCTAGCAATTCGTACCTGAACAGTATCATCATTATGACTAGGTGGCAATCTATTGCTAGCCAACTCATTAGCCACATATCTTTGAGCTTTATATAGCAAGCTCATGCGCTCAACTCCTTAAAGCATCGCGTATCAGGAACATCATCAATCTCGCGCACGCGGCACTTAGCTTGATACTTGCTATCAAACTTGGAAGCTGCCTTAGGATCACCAACCCATTCAATGATAATGTCAACACCATCATACGAAAGCTTCAGATACTCATTATCTGAAGCAGCCTTCTGTACAACAAACTGCGGCTGTGACGGCTTGATGCGCTTAATCTTTCCACCAACTTGTACCATTTTAGTTCTCCTATTGATTTCTACATCCTATACGGATCAATTGATAAGTCAACAGTTATTTTTAAAATAAATATAAGGACCACGATGCAAATCAATTTCAATGCGAGCTTCTACATAGCTATCAGCACTAACCCAAACTTCAGTAGATTTAGACAATTGAGTGAAACCCTTGCTGATCAAATGAGCCTTAGCTGCTGCTTCAGTCTTGAAATGATTTACCATTTGCTTGCTCCGTTGTCTGTATTCATACAATAGACGGTCATCAATTCAATTGCAAGCACTATTTTTAATTATTTTATATTGCACTGCAATATAATCATCTCTCCCATTTGATTACCCTAGCTCTATGCGTGCCACCATTCTTTCCATCTGCTCTAACGCAAGAGTAACCAGCCTTCACTTTACATTGAGGGCAATCTACAACCTTAGCTTTGTTGTAATGCAGTATAGAAGTCTTAAGCTTGCGAACGCTCATTTTTTTAGTCCTCTAATATTTTCGGCAATTCTACTTTCTTCCCCCATCTCATCACAATACTTAGCAGCAGCATCTATAGCAGCGTTCCAAATTTCAATATTTAGCAGTTCATTAGTTCTATCGTCAATTTGAATAGTCCTAATGCCCACACTATCAATTTTAATAGCTTCTGCCTCGGCCTGTTGGCTGAGCTTTACGCGCGAGATCGCGGGTTCACGATCACGTCCATCTATTTCCTCCTCGCACGTACAAGGGCACGTCCAGTTTGTAGAATGTCCGCACCCCGGCAATCCCAAACAGCGGTTCCCAAACATTATGAGCTCCTCCCGGCTGCAAGCGCGGAGAGGGTGACCTTCAGTTTCACACTATAGCTTTCCTTAATCATATCTCGCCTATCTCCAACAGTCTTATATGTCTGCATCAACTTAGTATCAAAATTAGTCATCGTTCTAGTCTCCACTATGAAATGCTATCTGAAAGTCTAATAGCCTTTGGAAAGCTTTAGTTCTTTTAACATTTAAAAGCCTTCTTATTTCACCAGACCACTGATCTGATAATGCTATATCACAAGCCTCAATGATAGCAATATAATGTTTATATCTCCAGACCATATTAATGTTTGTCATGGTAAGCCTACTCTTTCGTAATCTTCCTGCAATCTATCCATTGTGTAGTAATCCTTTTCATCCTCAGCTTGTCTCCATTTAGCTCGCCATATACCAAGCTCTATTGCGTAGCGTAAAGCATTTTGAGCATTAGTTGGTAAATCTTCATGCAGTCTAATTTGAATTATCATTTCCATCACTCCATTCCACCACCTTAGATTTCCCTAACGCCGATCTAGCACGAAAACCCCTTAAAACGTAGGATATCTAATATATCTAATATATCTAATAGAGAGAGAAATAGGTATAGAGAAGGGGTTAGGAGGGGGTGCTAAGAGCCATTAGATATTTAGATGCCATTAGATTTTTCCTAAGTCACTGATTTTACTCAATATCTAACGATATCTAACAGCTAGATTTCCATTAGATCGGCTGATTTTTATTAGATATCCTAGTTATTACAGGTTTAAGATAGATAGATCAGCCAAAGCAAAGCAACGCTGAGAAGTACCATACTTTTCATTAGTCCATACTTTACCAAGCTCTCTAACTCTATCAGTATCAACTAACGTTTGAATAGTACGCTTGATAGCAAATGTTGCTCCAGACTTATCATTACGAAACGCAGCAACAGCAGCCAATCTCTTGTTCAAATATCCATAAGGAACAACTTTATCCTGATGCATTTGAGGAGATTTAAACTGCAAATACTTCTCAACTTTAGAATAGTCGCTGACTATATAATCCTTAATGACACGCAATAATTCGCCAGCTTGTTTAACCTCATAAGAGTTGCTACCAATCTCACCAGCTTCAAAACGAACTGTGATTGCATCAATATCAGCTTGAATTAGATTAGCAGCCCAACGCATAGAAGCTTCATTAATTGTGGGCTCAATCATGTTCTCACCAACAGCAATCAATGCAGACAGCTTTAGCACTTTAATATGCGCTCTATTCCAAAGCTGGCGAATGACTTCCTTACCTGATCCATTTATTTTTTGATCAGCATACTTGTCAAAATCATATAGCAACTTAGCTGCTTCAGGAGTTGACTGCACATTGATCACACGACGAGGATTAGAATGATTGATTGTCTCACATTGCGCCGCTAATGCAGCCAGACGTTCAATTAAACTAAAGCTAGGTATTACAGATGTATGATACTCATTTAGAGGCGGACGGTTGCCTTTGTACTCAATGAGTAGGAAACGAGGTAATAGACCTTCACTAATCATATCCTCATTTAGAGCGCCGTAAAATCGTTCTGGAGTACTTTCTCCAAGGATTGAGAATGAGGGGCTAGGAACTGCTGAAGTATTGTTTGCTTTATCGGAGTACACAGAAGCGTGTAAGGTTTCTGAGTATCCTGATTTGTTATACAAATCGAGGAACATTCTACGTAGCGATACTTCTGATCCATTAGCATTGGGGCTGCTCATCTGTTGTAGGCGCAAGCCAAACTCGCCTAATAGAGAAATAAAAGATTGGCTTGTGTTGCCTAAGTATTTGAATAGGGCTGAGCCTGATGATATTTCAGATGGTCCGATAAAGTCTGTTGAAGTTGGTACTTGCATCTTAATGGTATTCATCAGCTTGTTAATACCAGATGCGGCAGCTTCCTTGCCTGCTCCAGTCATAGCCAACAGCAAGACATACTGGTTTAAGCCTGTACCTGATATATTGTATGCTCTACCAGTAATACCGGACAGCAAACCAATAGCAGCAGCTAAAGCTACTTCAGGAACAGGTCTAGGAGCGGCTTGATAAATGAAAGATGCTATCTCACCCAATAGACCGGGTGGTAAGTCTTGATTGGCTACGGCAGCAGGAGTTGAACCTACATTCTCAGCGTCAAAGGCTGCTGTCCTACCATTGGACGATGCCGCATTGGTGGAAGCGGCAGGACTTGAACCTGCAACCAAGCCGTTATGAGCGGCTGGCTCTAACCGTTGAGCTACGCTTCCATTGGTGTCTGTATTAGACGGTTGATTATTTTTTGCAAGATGATTTTCAAGCGCATTTTTCATCCCATCAAAATCAATAGGAGGGAGCATGCGATCAAATGATCTGCTGATCATACCTGATACGTAATCTGTACGTTTTGCTTTATCCCTAGCACCAAGCGGGCTGCTTCTAAAGAGCCTAATAATTTGCGTTCTGTTTTGGGTGTAAAACGCGAGCATATCAACATAAGCAAAATCTGCTTCTGACTGAGAGGAGTACAAATCTCTCCATTCACCCGCATGAAGCTTAGCGAATTTGTCGCCGTTGACTGCATCAGCCGCGCGTTTAATAATTGTAGCATCATCATAAGTTTCCTTATCATCACCTTTGTATAGTGATTGAGCTACAGGTCCGCTGCCCATTTGTTCCCACAATACTTTTAATTGGGGCTGGCAATCGGTAATGGTGTTGCGGCCATTGTAAACGTTACCAGTCATTGTAGCATAACGCTGGCTAGGGTAGATTTCTATTTTGGAGCGTCTACGTCCTGCTGCTACAGTACCTTTGCAAATCAAATGCAATCCCATTCCTGATGGGCTGATTTCTGCATAGGTATTAAACTCATGAAAAACTTTAAGGTGTCGCTGAAGAATTGTATCATCACCCTCAGCATCATCTAAATCTAGGAAAACGTATGGGTCATTATCAGTAAAGACAAAACCCAAACCAGAATAGCCACCAAAACCAAAAGCATTGAACGCTTCTTGAAAGGTAGCCCAAGTATTCGGATTGGTTACGCTTGCCAATTGCCCATTGATGTTGTAAGGAATTTTAGTAGGCTTGGCTGCTCCTACATCCTCATACTTCCAAAGCACCCATTGTTTAAGGACGCGCAATTCTTCAGGCAAGTTTTGAAAAAGACTGCCAACCATAATTTAAATATCCAATTTATTGATTGGCTTTAGACAAAAGATGCCTAACAACATCAGCTATTGATAGGCGCACTCCTAACTTCGCCTCTAATTCAGAGCGAAGTTTATTTATTTGAGCAACACTATCACCAGTAAGGGTGATATGTTGGCGAGCATTTGTGGGGATATGTTCTTGATTTGACATAGCTTTAACGCCTAAAGCGAAAAATATCGCCTGTCAAGTAGAATAAATCACTTTGACCTATTGACCCAAGCTTTTGAGCAGGCTAGGGTTTGCAGGCTGGTAGCGTCCTAGCCGGATACTAGCCTGCTGGCTGCATCCTTTAACATCCAAGTTGTGGATGTAGTCAGCAGTTTTAATATAAAATGGATAATAGAAATGGGTATGTATACTGAGCTAGTCATATCGACTAGGGTTAAGGATGATCCTGTAGCTGTAGAAATGATAAAGGTTATGCTTGGCTTAGCTGAAGCACCCTCAATTGCTCCTAAGCATGAGTTGTTTACAACTGATCGTTGGTGCAGCATGTTGCGTTGCAGCAGCTATTATTTTGTACCGCGAAGCACTAGCCTTTTTGAATATGATAAGATTGGCAGATATTGGTGCTTTATCAGCCGTTCTGACTTTAAGAATTATGATGGTGAAGTAGCTAAATTTATTGATTGGATACGTCCTTATCTTCGCGATGGTCAAGATGAGCGCTTGCCCATTGGATACTATCGCTATGAAGAAGATGCTGAGGCTACGTTTATCTACAGTAAGGATTGAATAATGAAAGAAGAACTACCAGAACCATCTACTCTCGCCTTGATGGCAGCAGTAGAGATTGATGGTACTTTGAAGAATAAGACAAACACTTACATCATTGCCCAAATCATTCAAAAATATATGAATAAAGAAAAGGAGAAGGTTAATGCAAATTAAAGTACCAATGAAAATCAATTCAGAGAAGAAGCATTCTGTTCGCTATGATGCTATTCATAATGATGGAGCTGTTACTAGCATCTATGTTATGAAAGATGCTTTGCCAAACATTCCAAAGGAGCTTATTATTATTATTGAAATGGAGAATGAGTGATGGGTTGCAGAAATATTCAAGAAAAGCTGTACGAGCTAAAGCGTTGCGGTTGTAATGATTGCTACCGTGAATATGACAATATCATGCGTAATCGTGAACGTTCTCGTTATTATGATATTGACCCTCCTCGTTTTGCAGCCATTCCATCAGGTTATCAGGCTGTACCTAATAAACTTCTCGCAACAGCAGTTGATTTCGTAAAGGAAAAACCCGTGGAAGATATTAAGAATGTAGCAGTCAAGCTACTGGTGGATAAGCTTAAGGTTGAGCAGAAAGCTCTGAGCGGACATCAGGAAGTTCTAGCTAATTACGCTAAAACTATTAAAGAATATAATACTAAGAAGCTAGCAGCTCAGAAGAATATTAAAGAGCTTGCTGCTGCATTGAAGAAGCTTGGTCATAAGGAAAACATCTAATGGATATCCTAACCACACTAGCCAATCTTAAAGAAGCCGATCAAAAGAAGTTTCTGACTATCCGCACCAGTATGCGCAAAACTTATCTGATGGCTATTCAGTCTACTGTTGGTATGGCTGGCTATGCTACTGAGGATGATACTTTTCTTGACGCATTGGATTTGAAGTGTGAGATGTTGGCTGTACGAGCTGGCATTACTACACTCAATAATGATAATATTCATGCTGACGATAACGCTGTTGATCCTTTTGCGCTTATCACTAGGCCAGCGGCTAAGGCTGATAATGTGACCAACATTCCAGTTAATGGTTGGGTTGCTGGACAGGAAAAGGTGGCGTGATGAATTGGGCAACAAGTCCTGATGTTTTTATATATAAACGACTTAAGGACTTGTTGCATTATGATCCTTCAACTGGTATTTTTACTTGGCTGCAAAGTACAAATCGTAAGATAAAATTAGGAGATATAGCAGGAAGTTTAGGGCCGCAAGGTTATATAAGAATTAGATTTGATGGCACTTACTACCAAGCCCACCGTCTAGCTTTTCTTTATATGACAGGGCGATGGCCCAACGAAATGATTGACCACATCGATACAGTTAAACATAATAACAAATGGGAAAATCTTAGAGAAGCTACTAGACAAGAAAATGGGTACAATAGATCGCATCAACGAGATAACAAATTAGGCGTAAAAGGTGTACATATACATCAAGGAAAATATTTAGCTCAGATATGCATAGACGGTCATCCTAGATATTTAGGATCATATAAAACTTTAGAAGAAGCTAAGTATGCTTACGATAGCGTAACAGAAAACATACAAGGCGAATTTGCCTATAGAATGGAAAATAAAAATGTCTGATATAGCTTGGCCTTCACTAAATCCTTACGACAATATGTCTGAAGATGACTTGTTGATGAAATGGGATGAGCTTAAAAAAAACGTAGAATTAGCAAAAACCGCAGAATTAGAGTTGCGTAAGTATATTGTGAGTAGAGCTTTCCCACAAAAGACTGAAGGCATGAATAAGAAAGAGCTTGGCAACGGTTATGAACTTAAAGCCGCTGTGAAGTATAACTACAATCTTGCTGATAATGATGTTGTGGAGACTGTGCTAGATAAAATTTCTAAACTTGGCAATCAAGGCCCATTTATTGCTGATCGTTTAGTTAGCTGGAAACCAAACTTTCTGCTTACTGAATATCGCCAATTATCAGATGATGCTGAAAAAGGTGAACAGTTCGCAAAAGAATGTTTAAAACTAATTGAAGATATGCTTACTATCACTGAAGCTGCTCCTACGTTGGAGATCAAGGAGCCTCGTGCTAAAAAGAAATGAGTTGGACACCAGAACAGCAAAAAGAATATATGAAAGAGTATGGACGTAAAAATAGAGCCATACTCAGATAAAAGAAAAAGCAGCAAATAGCTAATAATCCTGAATATGCTGCTTCTTTGCGTCGTTCTAAACAAGCTTGGCGAGATAACAATAAAGGTTATATGAACGACTATAATAAGAAACGTAAAGCAGTTGACCCAAATTTTAAACTGCGTATGAGTTTAAGAACTAGGCTTTACCAATCCTTAAAAGGTTTAAAACTTAAATCAGCATTAGACCTTTTAGGTTGTGAGATTGAAGATTTTAAAAATTATATAACTGCTAAATTTTCAGATGGTATGTCTTGGGAAAATCATGGTGAGTGGGAGTTAGATCATATCAAACCATTAGCTTTATTTAATCTATCCAACATAGAAGAACAGAAGGTAGCTTTTCATTTCACTAATTTTCAACCATTATGGAAAGCTGATAATCGTAATAAAAGAGATAACTATGTGCATCCGTAAGGAGCCGAAAGCGAAGAAGGGAAAGAAGTGATGAAAGAAAAGATTTTAATTTTTATTGCATGGCGTCTACCAAAATCTATAGTAATGTGGTGTTCAATCAGGTTGATTGCTCATGCTACACAAGGACAGTATAGCAATCAGATTGTACCAGAGCTTAATGCTATGGACGCGCTTAAGCGTTGGGAAACAGCTTAATGGACATTCGTGATTTAAAAGCAGCAGGCGACCATGCCATTAACTTTGGCTGTAAATGTTTAATTTACGGACCAGCAGGTAGCGGTAAAACACCTGTGTTTAATACAGCGCCGCGACCATTGCTGCTAGCGACTGAGCCCGGTTTGCTATCAATGAAGGGTAGCAAAATTCCAACATATGAAGCATATACTCCAGCTAAAGTTGATGAATTTTTCCGTTGGTTTTTCAATTCCACTGAAACCAAGAATTTTGATACGCTAGGAATTGATAGCGGTAGCCAGATTGCAGATATTTATTTGATTGCTGCTCAGAAATCTAATAAGCATGGTATGAAAGCTTATGGAGAAATGGCAGAAAGTACAATGGAGCATTTGCGTACCTTGTACTATACTAAATACAAACATACCTATGTAATTTGCAAAGAGGAGGTTAAAGATTTAGACGGTCAAGCAATGCGCCGTCCCTACTTTCCCGGTCAAGTGTTGCCAATTCAAGTGCCGCATTTGTATGATTTTATCTTGCGGCTGGCTAAAACAATTGTACCGGGAATGCCACCAGATACCCTAGCATTTCAATGCAATGGTACGTACAATACAATGGCGCGTAATCGTACAGGAAATTTAGATGATTACGAGCCGCCTAATTTCACGGCTTTGGTTGAAAAAGCCATGAATGCTCCACCTAAGTTTAGTTATTAAAGAAAGGGAATGAGAATGACTGATACTAAGGCTTGTAATTTGACTGAGAATGAAATTAAAAAGTTGATCATTAGTCATGGTCAACTAATGAGTGTCGATGGGTTTGATAACCATATTGAACGCATCAACTACCTCAACAAACGACTTAAGGAATTTGGTAAGGTAGCAAATCCTACTCCTGCTCCTGTACAAAGTGGTTGGGGTAACGTGTAATGGCAAAACTTTCTCGCTCAGCTATCGCTAAAAAGGCTTGGCAGACTAGGCGAATGAATGTAGAAATGTCTGCTGCACCGCCAAAGCTGATTGTTAATATGAGTAAAGCAATATCGCTTTCTGATCAGCTTGACGATAGCATTTCAAACTTAGAAGCTCGCTTGTGTGCTTCTATCCGTCGTATCAACTCTATCAATAAAGTATAAGGATAAATACTAATGCAGATGTCAGGTTCGTTCAACGCTCAGCAGTATCAGCCTAATCAGGGTATGAGCGGCCATCCTCCAGCTAGTAAAGCTCAGGCTACTATTACTGGAACAGCAATTAAAGAAAATGCTAGTAAGGATGGTGGATTTTTTGAAGTTGAATTTACTACCCCTATGGGTACTCAAATTCACCGCTATAACGTTTGGAACAAAACGCCAAAGGCTGTAGAAATTGCTCATGGCCAACTTTCTGCACTTTGCCATGCTACTCAGCGTTTTCAAATTGATTGGACTAATGAAGGTGCTGCTTTGCGTGGTGCTCAATGCTTGATTGACGTTGGTTATCAGAAGGGCGAAGAACCTACTCCTGAGAAGCCTGCTGGTGGCTACACTGAGCTTAAGAAGGTGTATGATCTTGGCGGTAATGAACCGGGTAAGGCTTCACAAGTTCAAGCTCAGCCACAACAGCAAGTACAGCCTCAAGTGCAGCCTATGGTAGCTCAGCAAAACGGCGCTTGGCCACAAGCTGGTGGCCAGCCTCAAGTCACTCAGCAACAGCCACAGCAACAGCAGCCTCCTGCTGGCGGTCAGCCATGGCAACCCGGCGGGGGTGCTCCTGCTGGCAATACCCCGCCTTGGGGAGCTAGGTAATAGGCTGCTATGAATAATAAGCCGTATTAACTGTTAAACAAACTTTGGGATTGATAGTAAAGTCGCTTTTATTATCAATCCCTTTTTATTGGAATATATAATGCCCACAATAGATTTAAATCTACCTATAGAACGTCTAGCATTAGAACAGCTTATATCTGCTGATGTAGACGCTTATTGTGTAAGCATATATGAGCAAGGTCATCGCAATCATCTAGGCGCATCTGAACTAGGTGAGGAATGTTGGCGCAAACTTTGGTATGGGTTTAGATGGGTTAAACAAGAGATATTTGATGGGCGCATGTTGCGACTGTTTAATGTTGGTCATTCTGCTGAGCCTAGATTTGTGCAATATCTTAGAGGTATTGGGTTTGAAGTAAAAGAGTTTGCTCAAGAGCTTTGGTATAGTGAGCAGCTTAATGAGTATAAAGTACTGGAATGGGATGCTGATAAATCTGGTGGAGTAGGATCATTTCTTCCTGTAACAGCGCATTATAGATTTTTAGATGCTGAAAAAAGAGGGATAACATTAAAGCAATGGAGAATTTCAGGAGCATGGGGGCATTACGGAGGATCGCTAGATGGTAAGTGTAAGCCCCCAGCAAGATACAATCTAAGCACCGATTTAATATTTGTTAATGAATTTAAAACTAACGCGACTGGACCTAAGTTTAGTGACGTAGACACAAAAGGGTTAGCCAAAGCTAAGCCTAAGCACTATGCTCAAATGAGCCAATATGGTTATAAAAATGGTATTCGCTTTGGCTTATATATGATTGAAAATAAAAATGATAGCCATATAACATTCAAGATAGTAGAGCTTGATTGGAACTTAGGCGCGCAAATGGAGAAAAAGGCTGAAAGCATTATTTTCAGCAAAGAACCTCCTCCACGTATCAGCGAAAACCCATCTATGTTTAATTGCAAATTCTGCCATCATAAAGGAATTTGCTTTGATGGAGAGACACCTGAAAAGAATTGTAGAAGCTGTAGATACGCCATACCAACTGAAGATGCTACTTGGACTTGCACGTTTCATAAGGGTATAATTCCTCAAGATTTTATAAAAAAAGGATGTGAGCAATGGTTGCCAATATAGAATTTATCAAACCTCTAGTAGCTACTATTCTACGTGATAAAACTAGAGAATGGACTGTACAAGGATTTGGATTTTTGCGTACTTACTTTGGGCCTCCTGAAACTCCTAAAATGTATCGCTTAAATTTGTGGAATAATAAATTTACTGTACCTAATGTTTCTACTATTCATGATCATCCTTGGGATTTTAAATCTCTAATTGTAGCTGGAGAATTTGCAAATCAGCGATACGATATGGAAATTAACAGTTCCAATCCTACACACAGTTTTACAATTATTAAAACTGGAGAAGGTGGCGGGTTAAGTAAATCTCCTATTCAAGTTTGCCAACTTTATCCACAGACGCCAGAAATTTATAAAGCTGGCGATAATTATGCGCAAACTGCTGATGAAATACATGAAACTAAATTTCAAGATGGCTCTATTACATTAAATAAACGAGTTGGAGATACTGAGCAGGCTAGAGTTTTTTGGAATTATGGCACAGATTGGGTAGATGCCATTCCTAGGAAAGCTACCCCTGATGAAATCAAATATGCAGTAACTAACGCTTTGGAGCGATGGTTTTAAATGATCCAACTTCGCTATTACCAGCAGGAAGCACTAGACGCTTTATATAGGTTTATATTCTTATTGACATGCCCGCTTAAATCCTCTTTATAGAGGATATGGGACAGAAATTTAAAGACATGACAGGGCAACGTTTTGGACGGTTAGTCTGCGTTGCTCCTATTCCTACTGCTGGTAAAAGTATGAGTTGGGAATGTATATGTGATTGTGGAACAATTAGAATTGTAGTTAGAGGAAATCTTTTATCAGGTGGTGTAAAATCATGTGGATGCTTAAAAAGCGATGTTAGTAGAAACAGTAAGCATGGTTTAACTAATGGTAGAAACGCTACTATAAATGGAAAGAAAAGAGCTAATAGAATTGGTACATACTCTAGTTGGGAAGCTATGAGAAGTAGATGTAATAATCCTAATAATCCCGGCTATCATTGGTATGGAGGCAGAGGTATTAAGGTTTGTGAACGTTGGGATGATTTTGATAATTTTCTTTGGGACATGGGTGAAAGACCTGAAGGAAAAACATTAGATAGGATTGACGTGAATGGAAATTACGAAAAATCTAATTGTAAATGGTCAACTCCTTTAGAGCAAACTCAAAATAGAAGGCCGCGATCTAATGGAGCTTAGATATTATCAAAAAGAAGCTTTAGATGCATTATACAACTACTTTTTAACACATCCTAATGGCCATCCCCTTGTGGCTCTCCCAACCGGAACTGGCAAGTCTGTTTTACCCGCCGCATTTATTCATGGTATATTGCGTAGATGGCCTATGCAACGTTTTGGCATGATCACTCATGTTAAAGAGCTTATAGCTCAAAATGCTGAAGAACTTTTAAAGCTATGGCCTGAAGCACCATTAGGTATATACTCAGCAGGATTAAAGCAACGTGACTACGCGCACCCTATCATTTATGGTGGAGTGCGATCTATGGTTAAAAAGGCTGATTGGTTTGGCCATCGTGATTTAATTTTTATCGATGAAGCTCATTTGCTATCAGGTGATAGTGAGAGTGAGTACCATTCCCTGCTAAGTATGATGAAGCTGATCAACCCAAATCTTAAAATTGTGGGTATGACAGCGACTAAATATCGTATGGGCATGGGTATGCTCACTAACAATGGCATTTTTACTGATATAGTTTATGATAAAACTGACTATGAAGGATTTAATGAGCTTCTAGATGCTGGCTTTATGTCTCCATTAATTCCACAACGTACTAGAACTGAATTTGATTTATCTAATGTTGGTGTTCAAAATGGAGAGTTTGTAGCAACTCAATTACAAGGGGCTGTAGATAAAGCAGAGGTTACATACGCTGCTATCAAAGAAATGGTTCACTTTGGCCAAGATAGGCGATGCTGGTTATTATTTGCAAGCGGTGTTGAACATGCTGAGCATATAGCTGAACAGCTTGGCGCATTTGGTATTGATTGCGCTCCAGTACATTCAAAGAGGCCAGATGCGTACAATAAAGCTGCTATCGATGCATTTAAGAATTTTGAATTGCGAGCTATTGTAAATTATGGTAAGCTTACTACAGGTTTTAATCATCCATGGATTGACCTTATTGGAATGTTTAGAGCTACACTATCAGTACCTCTTTGGGTACAGATGCTTGGTAGAGGAACTAGACCTGCTATCTGGTTAGCTGATAGATTAGGATCGTTCAATAAAACTAATTGTAAAGTATTAGACTTTGCGCGTAATACCCCACGGTTAGGCCCTATTAATGACCCGCAAATTCCAAAAATGAAAAAGGGTGAAGCTGGAGATATGCCAGTTAAACTTTGTGAATATTGCGGTGCCTACAATCATACTAAGGTCGCTTTTTGTTGCCAATGTGGAGAGGCTTTTACTTTTCAGGTTAAGATAATTTCTAAAGCTGGTACAGATGAATTAATTAAAACTGCCGCCTCTGAGCCAACTCCTATTATAGAAACTATACCAGTGTTAAATGCTATCTACATTAAACATGAAGGAAAATTAGATAAGCCTAATACGTTAAAAGCTATGTATTTTACTACTATGCAAACCTACACTGAGTATGTATGCTTAGAGCATTCTGGAATAGCTGGAAAGCTGGCTAGGGACTGGTGGCGTAAAAGAATTGCAATAGAGCCTCCTGCTACTATTGATGCGGCATTACCTCATATTAGCAGATTACGTTGCCCTAGATTTATAAGAGTACATGTAAATCGTAAGTATCCAGAGGTGCTAGGAGTTGAATTTTAATGGCTTATAAAGAACCTAAACCAATTCTAAGACAAGAGGCTTGGCTAAATCTTCAGACAACTCTTGTACGTCAGATAACGATAGCTAATATATTTCAAAATTGCTTAAATTGTTCACATTGGAATTTTGCAGAAGATCAATGCGGAAAATTTAAAGCTAAACCTCCAACCGATATCATTGTTTATAGTTGCCCGGAATACGCCGATAATAATGATATACCTTTCTAGTGGTGGTTAAATGTCTCGCGCTCCACGATCAACAAAGACAGAAACTAAATCCAAGTTGCTAACAGCACTTGAATTTTGCGGGGCTGTACTATCAAAAGAAGGAACGCCGTATGAAACGCATGTCGGTTTACAAAATAAATGGGCCGTTGCTTTCAATGGTATTATTGCTGCTGGTGCTCCTATTGATGAAGGCTTAACGATATACCCTCATGGGCAATCTATAATAGAAGCTTTATCAAAGTGCGAAGAAGGCTTCTCTCTAACTCAATTAGACAATGGTAGGCTATCTATTAAATCTGGAAAATTTAAAGCCGTTATCCCATGTTTAGCCACAGATATTATGCAAGATGCTATACCTGATCCTATGATAGCATCTTGCTCAAACGCTTTTAAAGATGCTGTAGAAGCTGTAGGTGTACTAGCTAATGAGAATGCTCAGCACGTTTTAACAGCCAGTGTTCTAATGAATGGAGCTTCTGTAATATCTACAAATAGAGTTATGATTATGGAGCATTGGCATGGGTTAGACCTTCCTCCTAATGTTCCATTACCTAAAGAATTTGTAAAAGCTCTAGTATCAGTTAAGAAAAATCTAGTTGGATTTGGTTTTTCTAATTGTAGTGCTACATTTTATTTTGAAGATGGTTGCTGGCTAAGAACGCAATTATACTCTGAGCAATGGCCTGATGTAAGCCGCATATTAGAGCTTAAAGGAAATCTATGGTCTATTGATCCTAATTTTTTTAAAGCTTTAGCTGCAGTAGCTCCTTTCTCTGAAGATGGCTGTGTTTATTCTGATACTAATCTTTTAATGAGCCACGCTGAAAATAATGGCGCTAGCTATGAAGTTACAGGATTGCCAAAAGGTTTTGTATATCCTATAAAGCAATTGCTAATGCTTAAACCTTTTGTCAAAACTATAGACTATATGGCTAATGGAGTTCATGATAGTAGCTATTGTTTGGTTGCTTATGGTGATAACAGTAGAGCTATAATTAGTGGGAGGCAAAGAACGTGAGCAATCCTTTATATAGAGAACGCGCTAGACTTCAATGTTTAGCTTGGGCTGAAGGTAAATCTTACCATAATTATATAGATGGGGAATGCTGCCCTGATTTTTCTTGCTGTCATCCTGATTTATTTGAAAAAGATCAGGAAAAGCGCATGTCTCAATATCATAAAGAATATGAAAGGTTAAATTAGCATGACCAATCAATTTCATAACGATGAGCATAGCACTTGCTTTGCTTTGCTATTCGATAGTCATGCTGGAGTTGAGCATTATTTTAAAGCTCGTACAAAAGACTATCCATATTCAATTATTAAAGATAAAGAAGAAAAGCGCATTAGCTCTATGCTAGTTACGGCAGGGCAATTAGGTGCGCAAATGATATCTTTTCAAAAATCAGCTATAAATGCTATAGCTATAGCTAAGTCTTACGAGGAAGCTTTAGCTGTTGAAATGGGTCTACTACCTATAGTTCCTAGCGGATTAGCTATATGCCCTACATGTTTAGAAAAGACTATTCTGGCATGTGAAGAAAATATTGCTGTATTGAAGGATATTCAGGAAGCGGTGAAGGAATATGTGAAGTGAGTGAAACTATCACAGTAATGTATGGCTATGCGGAATTTAAAGTTAAGCCACCTATGATTAGAAAGGAAATCATTAAACGTAGGTTTTGGTTTGATAAAATTAAATATTGGATAGATTTTGAATTTTGCTCGCTTGGTCCAATTGATACGCTAGATGAAGCGAAAGTATTATTGAGCTATGCCCACACTTAATGAAAACGGTCTAATAGTTTTAGATAAAAAAGTAACATTATCACCCTACAAACCGCGCCAGCATCCTGAGCGTGAGTATCTTACTGATGCTGAAATACTAGCAAATGTAGGAGGCACACTTTTTGTAAACGTAGAAAGTTATCCTAACTACTTTCTAATCACATTTAAACTACTAAATGCCAATAAATTTCTAATGCTAGAGTGTGGGGAAGGCAGAAGCTTTAATCCTAAGTTTCTATCATGGTTAATGCTGAGCTATAGAACCATTGGATTTAACTCTATAGCTTTTGATACTATCATTATCTGGCACGCTTACACTTGTCAGGATGCAGCTATACTAAAAGAGAGCGTTAATGACCTAATTGTAAACAATTACAGGCCAGAGGATTTAAAGAAAAAGTATTCTTTCTTCACTTACAAGACTAGTCATATTGACTTGATGCAGGTTGCGCCGCTCAAGGGTAGCCTTAAGCTTTACGGTGCTCGTATCCATACTAAGTCAATTCAGGAACAGCCTTTCGATATTAATGCTGATCTTACAGAATTTGAAATAGGTGAGTTAAAGCATTTTAACTTCACTCAGCTTTGCATAACTGAAGAACTTTTTCATTTTATGAAAGAGCGCCTTGAATTACGCGAAGCTATGAGCGCTGAATACAACGAAGATTTAATGAGCAAATCTGACGCTCAGATTGCTGAAACTGTGATACCTAAGCTAGTAAGCAAACTAAATGGAAAGCCTGTAAAGCGTCCTGAAATTGAAGCTGGAACAGTCTACAAATATGAAGTGCCAGAATACATTTCATATGCCACTGATCAAATGAAAGAGCTTTTAGGCCGCGTCAGACAGGCCAAATTTATCATTGGAGATTTTGGTAAAATCATTCCACCTGAAATATTGAATGAGCCTGTTAGAATTGGCGACGCTTATTATAGTGTGGGAATTGGTGGATTGCACTCAAAAGATAAGACTAAAGCTTATCGTGCGATCAATGGTCGCAAGTTACGTGATGTTGATGTTACCAGCTACTATCCAAATGCTATTTTAAATATGAAGCTTTGTCCTATAGCTCTTGGCCCTAATTTTTTAAAGGTATATGGTGGCTTCAAAGAGCAGAGAGTAGATGCTAAACGTCTAAAGCAGTTTACTAAGGATAAAGGATTAAAGATTTTCTTGAACGGCATGTCCGGTAAGTACAGCGATCCTTATTCTAAAATGTATTCACCCGGTCATACTATTCAAATGAATTTAACAGGACAGTTATCAATTCTCATGTTAGCTGAAATGTTTGAATGTTCTGGTTTGGAAGTTGTATCAGCTAACACAGATGGCTTAACAGTTTACTATAAAGAAGAAGATGAAGATAAAGTTACATACTGGACAAAATATTGGGAGAAGTTGACAAATTTCAATCTTGAAGATGTTCAATATACTGGATATTTTGCTATGAATGTTAATAGCTACTTTGCTGTTAAAGAAGATGGTAAAGTTAAAATTAAAGGACCATGGAGCGAAGTAGGATCGCAATCAGGAACAAAACTTGATACTAATCCAGTTGTTCTAATTTGCACTGATGCAATTGAAGCTTTGTTGTCCAAAGGTATGCCAATTGAAGAAACTATTTTAAATTGCAAAGACTTCACTAGATTTGTTACAGTGAGGCAAGCTAAAGCCCCCGGCGCTCATTGGAAAGGTGAATATTTGGGGAAGGTGCTACGCTGGTATTATGCAGTAGGTGAGACAGATTGTATTAGAACTGTTGCTCACAATAGCAAAGTAGCTGATAGTGATGGGGCTAGGCCATGTTTAGACATGCCTGATGAATTTCCAACTGATATAAATTATCAGTGGTATTTTGATAAAGCCAAATCGATATTAGAGGAGATTGGGTATGCGCCAAAGCCTAGGCAGCTTACGTTTTTTTAGTACCTAGGATCGCCAGCCAGCCCCCAAGGTAAGCTTTTTACCCAAGGGGCTGCGGTTGGCTCAATGCTTGGTCGCAAAGCTGCTCAGAGCCGCCGCGTTTAATAGCTCAGACGCCCTGACAAGTTGGCTAGTGGCTTTATTTAGATTGTCTTGAGAAGCTTTTAAGCGTTCCTCTTGAATTGTAAAATCACGATCATTTGCGCCATTGTCATCATATAGACGACGTAACTGACTTATGATTTTATTCATGACTTAGCCCTAACTTCATGAGCCAATCCATCTAGGGCTTTGGCTGCGTTTGTTGCTGCATTTGCTGATAAGTGTATAGCGTCGCTCATTCTATCAGCGGCGGATATTCTCTCATCATAGCTTTCTATTAATTGATTTTCTAATAGTTGTATGCGAGTATCTTTTTTAGCTTCGCGTTCTTCTGATTTCTTGAGCATCACCCACATTAATAACGCGAGTGCACCCGGCGGACCCCAACCTTTTACAATCTCTAGCAGTAAGTCCACCGGGCTAGTTCCATTTTAACAAAGTGTTAAACGTCTTGCTCATCTTCAGGTGGCAGAGCCGCTTGAATTTGTAAAGACAAAGCGTTCGACTTTGCTAAAAGTTCCGCAATTTCCGCATCAGTGAAGTGAGTTCCCTTGAAAAGCTCAGCAATAGCTTGCGCAAAGGGCTGAGCGTTCTGCTCAGCTTTAATAACTAAAGGCGCAGCTATAGTGATGACATTTGCAATAGTGTTAATAAGAGATGCAATTGCTACTGCGTCCATTTACTTAACTCCATATTGAATAGCTAGCTTATTAAAAGTATCTACAGCATTACTAGCCGCAGTCAATACAGCAGTAGCATCTAGAGTTGGATTAGCACGAGTGAATTCAACAGCAGCATTGATAGCAGAGCTAGCATTTTCATCAGCAGCTTGTATCACAACTTTAACCGATCGCTTAGAACAAATATTAGTAGCAGAAAAATTGTTAGTTTTAGTACAACGAGGAAGGTTCATATAAGCGATAGCTGCTGTTTGAGTTACACCATAAGAACTAATAATGCCAGCTAAAGTATCATTGCCAACAGGATTAGCAACACCAGTCGTCAGTATCTTCTGAGTAAAGGTACCAAATGGAGTAGTACAACCACCTAGATACAAAGAGGCTATAAGTGTGGGAATAAGTAAAAGTTTTTTCATTTTGCGCTCACTGTTACATTGTCAGGAGTAGCCGCGTCAAGAGCGGCAGAACCAATAACTTTCTTATCAAGTTCAACACTCTTAACTTCAGGCATATTAGCCACTGTAGCAACTACAGCAGACTTTCTATTAAGAATAGCTGTAGCTAATACCATAATAGTTCCGCCAGCACTGAGAATTAAATAATTCCAAGTAGCAAAATCAAAAAATGGTAATTTAGCAGCAAGAATACCAGCTACATAACCAACAACCATTAATGCTGAATTGTTAGTTTGAAGTGGGTTAGTTATACTAGCAGTGTTGTCAGCCATATTTAAATCTCACTTTTCATTAGTTGAAATAACACCATTATTATTTAAATAAATACGTCTAATATTTTTTGGAGGATTGATGTATTTAGGGCGGCGCGCTTTGTAGAGACGTGACTTAAGAATACGGGTAATACAAACTTGGTCAGATTGATTACCTCCCAAGACGTGATAAGCGGTCGCGTCCTCGCCAACGTATAGCCCAACGTGACCGCCGCCGTCACGCTTAAAAGTTAAAATATCGCCAAGCATGGGGAATTTTATCGCAGTTCCTTCGTCCGCCCAAGACAATGCCCACAATGGAGACTGAGCTACCGGCTTGCCTGCACGTAAAGCTACATAACCAATGAATAATCCGCACCATGGGATGCTATCATGAGAGTATATAGAAGTAAGCTTCAATGACTTAGCCCAAGCTAAAATAATAGGGCTATCTTTAGTACCAGCTACTTCAACAGTTCCATAGAGCTTTAAAGCTTCTACAATCATTTTAGGGCCAGTTTCTTTAACCAGCCATGCATATTGTTTAGGTAATATAGTCATTTATCACCTTTCTGTTCTTTAATTTCTTTAATAGCTTTTTTTTGTTCTTGTTGTATTCTTTTAAATAAATATAATGCAGGTTCGGCTACTTGAAGTCCTTCAGCTCTGACTGCTTGATCTAATAAAGTTATTAATCCTTTTTGCTCATCGTCAGATAGCGTTATAGTTATAGTGGCTGCGTTTACGCTAGTGTTTACAATTAAAATAGCTAGTATTAAAATCTTTTTCATATTACTATCCATATCGATCCTGTACATACAATAGCAACTCTACCGCTTCCTCCACCAGCATATGTAGCATGATAAGAAACACTAGTAGCGTCTACTACAAAATAGAAAGTGCCTGTAGCAGCAGCGTTACAAGTTGGTACTGCTCCAGTAGTATTATTATCTCCTACTTTTAATCCTCCTAATCCATCAACTTGCATTAACGCTGCGCCAGTACCATTGCGCACAAGTATTGGTATTCCCGGGCAAATATGACCTGTTTGACAAATGGTGATGCCGTAGGTATGGCTATCCTCTATTGCTAATCCTGTATCATATGAATTATCAAAAGGAAGCCCTGCACCATCAGTTTGGCTAGAACCAACTATTATTCCAAATCCAGCACGACCAGAGTAATTTTCAGCTTGCGAACGTATGCCTGCGGCTAAACCTCCTCCACTCAAATTCCCACGAATAATACCTGCTGTTGCTTGTCCTCCTAAATTACCTGACGTACCTTGTAAATCTAAAATTCCTAGCAATGCCCATAAATCATTGCCAGCAAAAGCATTATCGTTTACTTGTAATTCGAAATTCCCACCAACAAAAGTTGGAAACCCGAGAGCGTAATATCCACTATTTACACGATAGTTAAAAAGTGATCCATTTAATGGTTTGGTAGCATTACCGTCTACATCAGTCCATTGATATAGACCGCTACCTACTCCACAATCAGTAGGAGAACCAAACGAAACCCCTTGACCACAAGTAGTAGGATTTAAATTAGTTACTTGTAAACCTCCTGTTTCTCCTTGACCTCCTATAGCCATTAATGGATAAGGGGTATTTCTATTAGCATGACCTCTCATACCCGGCATAGGAGTTTGCGAAAAAGCTGAAGTTGTTATTAAAAGAAAAATTATAATTAAATTTTTCATTAGTTAAAATCCGCGCAAATGGCTGTTGCGTTTATAATTGCTCCTGAACCTAGTGCGGTTATATAATAACCTTTTAAACTCCAACCACTAGGAAGATAAAAATAACGATTATTATCGCTATCTGTTGGTAATCCCGGCCACAATGTAGCGCTCATAGGAGCTATGGCGGGAGTATTTATGATATATCCAGCAGCTAAAGGAATAGTCACAGCTAAAGCTGCTCCTGAAATACCAGTAGATGTAGGTGAAGTTAAAAATACAGTAAATATATGAGAAGTTGTCCCATCACTAGATGTCAAATATAAACCTGTGCATTTAGAACCTCTGGCTGCTCCGGTATAAATAGTTTTAGCGACACTTGGGGCGTCAGTGCCTTGTACCCAGCTTTGCTGCCCCATATTAGGAATAGTAGGAGCGTAAAATGAATTTAGGGTTTGAGCATTAGCGTTTGATATAATAATACTAAATAAAAAACTTAAAATAATATAAATAATACGCATATTTAAATTCCTCCTAAAGTTGAATAAAGTGGCAACAGACTGATACTGACTGACCCACTAACACAAGTTACGCCATTTTCGCAAGTTAGAGACCCTGTCTGTCCGCCCAAGCTAGATACGCCAGCTACACCAACAGAACCAATTTGCCCCGGTGTAACTTTTCTTAAAGCTCCGCTAACATTATCCCATAAAAGCATATAATCATTGTTAGCATCAATTGGAGTTTTTAAAGTTAAACCTTGTATTGTTGTATCGACAGCAGGCCCCGGAGTAGCTGAAGCATTAGCTAATAAATAAGCAGAACCATTAGATACAGTAATGCCATTGGTGAAAGTGTTACTGGTTCCTGAGAATATATTAATACCATCTAAGAAAGGCACAACATGACCTGATGCGCCAGTATTCGCTTGGCAGCCTGTACCCCCATTAGTCAAATCTCCACAAGAAATAGTACCTGTTAGACTAGCAGATATTTGATTTCCTGAGCATGATATTCCTGATCCACAAGTTAATACTCCATACATTCCTCCAATGGATGCGACGCCAAAAAAAGAATTTGGGTTACTATCTGGAGTAGTTTTAATAACATAATTGCTAATTAGTGAAGGCTGCATCATATTCAGCCCTACTTGAGTAACATTACCATTAATAGAATTAGTATTACCTGACGCGTTAGCTGATCCTGTAGATGAAACAGCACTAGTATTAGCATCAATACCAGCAACAGCAAATATTGCTCCAGCACCGGGACTTATAATTCCATTAACACTATTGCTTTGAAAAATACGACTACTAGTAGTAGTAACACTGGCTGAACCACTACTACTACTGAAAGGTATAACTACATTTGGTAGTTGTGATTGCAATATATCTTGATTTTGAGTGCCACAAGTACCGCCAATTCCTGCGCTACAACCACTTAATAACGAAGTTACACGGTTTGCAGCTATTCCCCCCATATCGTCGCGCCCAACTAAAATTCTACCTCTTAAATCAGGAACATTAAAAGTTAAATTTCCGTCACCGTTCCCATAAGGAAAAAATCTAGCGGTAGAAGTAGTAGAAATAATAGCATTAGAGCTAGCTGTGACAGTAGAAGATGTCACTGAAATTACTGTAGCCCCAGCACCTAAACAAACACTTTCAATCTTAGTTCCAGTACTAAAATTTTGAGTGCTACTAACACTAGTTAATATTGGGCTTCCTATAGTGCAAGTGACATTTTGATTAAGCGTTAAAGCTTGAAATAATTCAGGAAAACCAGCTCTAGTAAACTCTTGCCCGTATGCAAAAGCATAAGCTTGAGGGGCTATTAATCCTGCCCATAATTGTATAGACCCAACAGGTTGGCCATCGCCAACTGTAGCAGTTGAACCTCCTCCTCCTGATCCGGTAGAGCTAGTTACAGCATCCCAAATTAAACTATTATTACGATCTTTGACAACTTGGCGGTATGCGCCATCGCCAAGCATGAGCGCGCGGCCAGCGCTATCTAAAATAACAGGGTTAGCATTAGGGACAGTCTGGCCAGCGTCTTGCCAAGTCGTCTTGCGAGTGGTAGTGCCGGGAATGTAGTAATCGACTTTGCCACCAGCCAGCGGATTTCCATTACTATCAAAAAGCTGAGTTTTTGCGGGTGGGAGTATGCTTGCCGTCTGAGCATAAGAAAAAGAAGTATTAGCAATAAGCATTAAAGAAATAACGAAAGTTTTAACAATGGAATTGATGATAGCTTTCATTTTAATTGCCTTACTGCTTAGAAAAAATTTAATTTGTATGCCCACAATCTTAATACTAGCGGCATACGCAAAGTGGAAAATCTCAGACCCTATCTACCTACAATATAAATTATGGTCCTACAAGCCTAGAAATGCCGCTAGCCCCGCGAGTGAGCAGAGATTGCCTAGGCCCGGGTATACGAGCTTCAAGTTGCCTGATTAGTTCATCTCTACTTGGACCTTCAGTTGGTAAAGCATACTGAGCATATCGTGCATTATGTTCGCGAGCTAGCTTCATCTTCACAGCATCTTTTACAGATGCGCCAACTTTTGCTGCTGTTAAAAGCCCAGCACCAACACCCGGCATACCACCCATGAAATAGCTAGAAGCCTCAGCCGCTGCTACAGCAGGAGCGCTTTTCATTACTTCAGTTGGGCTAGGCAAAGCAAACTGAGCTTTAGAAGTTTGGCGCATAGCAGTCTGGCTACCCTCAACAATCTTATTGTGGGTATTAGCTATAGCTCGCTCATTAGCAAGTTTAGTTAAAAGTTTTTCAGTCTCATCTTTACCAAATAATACTTCCATTTTAGCTTTGTTAAAATCAGAACGTGCGATGCTTTCGCCAGCTAATGCCGGATTTTTAGCAACCCCCATCTCAGTATATATAGCAGCTCTAGCACCTTCTGTAGCAGCTTGCTTTTCATAATCGCTTAAGCCATCATACCACTTCTTTACGAACGACGGATCATTTTCAATTTTCTTAGAGCTAGTGAAGATGTCATCATGGCCACGCTTGAATGCTTCGGCTATGTGCATCTCATCGCGATAGCCTGACAAAGCTTCTTTGTAACCGGGAGCAGCCTTTTCAATGTCAGATACAAGGTTGTTTCTGACATTCATCAAAGCGCCACCCATAGCCTGATCAGAGCCGGTAGAGCTTTTCATTAAACGAGTAGCGGTCTCACGCAACTTAGATTGAAACCTATGAAGCTCTTTAGCATCATATTCTTTACTAGTACGCAATTGCTTGCGAATGCTATCAAGCTGTCGCTTAATATCAACTAAATGCTCAGCGTCACCAATTTTTAAAGAGCCGGGTTTTAAAGTGCTATCTAAAATATCTAATGTATTTTCTACACTAACAGGCTTAGCCGCGTCTAAAGCAGGTTGAATTTTCTTGCTACCAACATCCTTAGCAGCGCTGGCTAAATCAGTCATCTTCTGAGCTAAGTCAGGAGCCACGCCACCTGAAGTATCATAAGCAGCAGCCATTGCATCGCTTCTGCCTGCCATTCTGTTACCAGAAGTTTTAGCCAGATAATCGATTTGCGGACCTTCAGTAGTAAACAAGCTTTGAGTATCTTGTAAAACTTTAGGCGATAAATCAGCCGGTCCTAAGCGCGGGTCAGCTTTCATAGCTCGCACTACTTCAGGTAAATTTTCAGGACCAATGCTTTCTACTAAAGTAGACAAAGCTTTATTCTTAGGTAAATTTTTAACTACAGTGCTAGCTCCTTTAATAAAAGGAATACCACTTAAAGCTACATCACCTGCCCTATCGCCAATCTCTTTGCTACCAGTAATATCAGTAATAGGCGTAGACAAGCCGCCTTTGACAGCTCCAGTGACAGGAGAAATTAAAGCAGACAGAGAACCAAGCGCGACTTTACCCACACCAGAGGCAGGTTTGTTAGATGCTAAATCATTTAAGCCTTCAGTAGCAGTGCTTAAGCCTGATTTGTAATTATCGACTACACTTTCTACAACATTAGTACGCGGCAACATAGAACGTGGATTTTCACCACCAGTTTTTTCAGCGCGAGTTTGATTTAATTCATCAGAGCTTTCCTGAGAAATTCCAGAGATAGGAGGCTTAGGCTGTCGAATGACGACTTTGGTACGCTCAGGTTCTTTAGGCTCGCTACCACCAAATTGAGACAAAATGCTATCAACGTCAAAACCACCCTTCTTAGGAGCAGCAGACTTTTGGCCAAATTGGCCTAGCACTTCATCAATATTAAACTCAGCCATTACATACCCTCGTAAATGCCGTTTTCTTTAGCGAGCTTTAAAGTTTCTAAGAACTTGTCAGCAATCTTTTTCTCGCCAGCATTACCATCGCGGTATTGCTTAGCCATTTTCTGTACTAAAGAATTACGCGATTTCTCATCAAGCATATCAAGCGTCAAAGCTTTCTCATCAATGTTTTGTGGGAATGTCCCCTGATGCTTGATATAGTTTTGATAATCGCTACCCTTAAACGCTTGCGGTTTTAAAATGTTAACACGATCTAATGCAACAGCATCGCGAGTTAGCGCCTGTAATGCTTGCGTCAACTGCACTTTAGGATTAGGCGAGCTGGCTTCAGTCAAAGCTTGAGCAGCATCCGAACGTTGGCCAATCGGACTACTGGCAACATACTGAGCCATCTTTTTATTAATTTCTTGACGTAACACAGTAGGGTCATTCTCAGCTTTAGTATCAACAATGCCCCATGCCTTAGCAGCAGCTACTAAATTATTAAACTGCTCTGTACCCGGACCTGTAGCTAATCCCGGCATTAGCTTTAATGCCTGAATAGCTGGCTTGATAGCCTGAGCCTTACCAGATGCAGAAAGCTGATCCTTCGTATAAGCTTCCTTACCTTCAGGGAATAAAGGGCTAGGCCCAGCGGTTAAAACTTCACGCTTGTTAGGGAAAGCAGCATCAGTTCGTTGAGCAAAAGTAGCAGGAGGAGCATTAGGCCCTCCTGTCGTTTCCACGGTAGGCCCTATAGGCCCTGTAGTCGGGGCAGGTGACGCCAAGGGAGCGACAGGCATAGAACGCGCTGGCTGAGCCGCAGGAGTGGCAGGAACCACGCCGGGAGGGCCTTCAGGTTGCTCATACACCTGCTGATTAGCTGAGTTATAGCCTTGAGTTCCGGGGGCGATTTGTATTGGCATTTTAGTTGCTGGAACAAACCCTCCGCCTTGACTAGCTGGCCTAGTAACGCCTTGAGTGATACTTTTATTGTCTTGTACTGTTGTATTTTGGCCAATATGATAATTGATTTGCTGTTGATGATCGGCAGCAGTAGTCATGAACTCATCATAGAAAGCTTTACTTGTAGGAGCAGCTTGCGCTTTTTGAGCAAAGACTTGCACAGCTTGAGGAGGAACTAACCCAAGCTTAACAGCATCTTCAGCAGCTTTAATATACGCTTCTTTAGGAGCATTAGGGCCAAGAGCCCCCATAGCTCTTGTCATATAAGTTAAGCCCTGATTAGCTTGATTTAATTTAGCTTGATCTATTTGTTGGCTTTGCTGTTGAATATCACCATACTGCTTAGCAATCTCAACAGGAGATTTTTCAACAGGCATTTTATAACTATCTACGCTAAATCCGCCAAGCTCAGCCATAATTCTAAATCCTTAAGCAGCTTTAGTGCCATATAAACCTTTATAAGTAGCATATCCAGCTATATTATTAGCTAAACTACTTATAGCGTTTCCAGTCTTATTATCAGCAGCAGCTTGCGCAGTGCCAGCTTGAGTTGCTGCTGTAGCAGATGTGTTAGCAGCAGCAGTACCAGCAGTAGCAGTACCAGTAGCAGCGCTAGCTCCAGTATCAACCAAGCCTTTCAAACGATTATATGCGTTAGTCTGATTGGTGTTAGCATTATTAAATTGATTTTGATATGTGCTATCAGCAAGTCCAGTAGCAAAAGTAGACGCTCCTTTCAAAGCTGCTCCTGATGTACCTAGTCCTCTAGCTGCTGCGCTATTTTGAGTAGCTTTTAGTCCTTGATTTAAGTTAAATTGATAACCTGGAGTTGCTTCTAGTGTAGCTTGATCCATAGTAATAGGGCTAGTAAGTTCTGAAAGCCTCCCACTCAATTCAGTAGAAGCTTGTGAGCCTATATCACGATAAGGAGATAAATCAGCACGAGTTTGTTGATATTGATCTTGAGCTATTTGTGAAGCTTTATTAGATGCTTCAGTTTGAGCATCAGCAGCTTTATTAGCACTATAAGCAGTTGACGCTGCACCTATAACGCCAGCGCCTATAACTGCTGTTGCCACCCATGCCATTATGATAATCCTAATTGTAATTGGTTAGCTCCAGTAAACTCTAACCATTCTTGCTCAGAGCTAGCTATAAAATGATCTTTAATTAATGATACATCTTTTTCATCAGTACCGTGAATTGTAGTCCAAATGCAGTCAGTTAAAGTGTGGGCAATTCGCTTAGTACCGGGTGGCGACACGACTGTAAAAGGAGCGTCAACGCGAATGACCCCCTTCTCAGTAGAGACTAACATGCTTCCTTGAGAGAGAATATTTAAATTTTCAAATTTGTGAATTTCCCCTGTCAAGGTGACGCCAGCCGGAATATGTAACTCGCGAGCATATACCCCTTTAGAAAAATGATGAATAACTTTTAATTCTATTTGAGGCATAGTTTTCATTAATGCTTCAGCTTCAAATGTCTTAGCCCTGATTGCATCTACATAGTCATTAATGCTCACAATATTTTTCATTGCGAAAATGCCCTCAAAAAATGAACTGTGGTTGCACCAGACCAAGTTATAGTATCACCAACAGCTATAGGAATTATCTTTTGCCCAGTCAGCGTCAAAACTAAACTGCCTCTAGTCAAAGTTATAGCTGGCGTACCTGTAATGAAAAAAATACTACCTTGTGTATTAGGAGTGTACGGACTGATAGGTGTTTCAGCAGCTTTAGCAGGAGCAGTAAACTGTTGAAAAAAGCTATTCCAAGGTGGAACAACTTTTCCCATCTTATCAACTAAAGCAGCTAATAGGTTTGGTACTACACTCAATGCTTTGACCTTTTAAAATCAATAAACGCGCCATTTAGAGCCATTTGCATATTAGCTGATCCACTAACTTTAAAAACCCTATCTCTAGCTTGACCTAATCTATTCCATGATGGAACAGCTATATAGTCTCCTGTCTTTCCTAAAGACTGCATGACTGGATTTCCATAGCTTTTACCTTTATCATTAGACCAAGATAAGCTAACTAAAGGATTATCTTCTTGATCCTCTATAGTTCCTACAGTGATATCTAAGTCAAAACTGTTATATGTTATTTTTTCGTTGTTATTAGTCATATGTGGAAAAGTTCTGATCCATACAATAGGCTGATCCTCATCCTTATATAAATCTAAAGATAAGTGTAATAGTTTGCCATTTTCCCAATCACCACCTAATATTTTATTAAATGCAAACATGCAGCAGTTAATTCTAGGACGCAACAGATTGCCATTGCTATCACACCAATTCCATTCATTCCAACGTTTAGTAGTCAGATCATACATCCAACCTTTACTAGCTGTTGGAAAAACTAAACAATAAAATGGATGATCGCCAATTTGAAAACAAAATCCTATAGCATCTTCTAAAGTAACATAACTTTTAAATTCAGATACTATTCTAGGAGTAGATATTTCAGTTACATCATAAGCTTGTAATTGAACTACAATTCCGTTTCCTTGCTGATCTTGCATAATAAAGAAAGCTAAAACATCCATTGCCGCTATAGAGTATTGAGCGGCGCAACCATGATTTATAAAAGCTCCCTGCTGCTGTTGAAAATAAAAATCAGCAGCACCAGTGCCAATCCATATCTCAGTAGTTAGATTACCTATCAATTGAAGCTCTCTATGGACAGCAGTGATGCCCACAATAGGATCATTAAAACCTGACTTAGCTGCAATATCTAATGGATCAAATGCGCCAGTAGTAGTAAGCAAGGTAAAATCAGCATTAGATATACTGATATAGAATTGATTAGTATTAGGACGATTAAAGATAAAGAAAGTATCAAGCAGCTCAACAAAGCTAGCACCATAAAAATTAGGATCAGTTATCTGACCAAAATTATTTGATACCATGTCAATAACATAGCCATTTACCCCATCTACTAAAACTACAACTAAACCGTTATCCTTAAATTTAATTAGACTTGGCCTATTAGCTATAATACCGATTACTGTAAGTGTGCCATCTATACCGACACTGTAAACGTTTTGAGAAACTACATAATAGGCAGTTCCTATGCTAGTGCGATATGCTCCTCTAGCATTGAAAATATATTCTGTATTTTGAGCATAAATTTCAGTACCCGGAGTAGTGTAATAAGTTATTTTGGTAGGTGCTTGAGGATCATCAGCATTTATTTCTTCATAAAGATTTACCTGCTCCTGTCCAGAAGCGATAATAGATTTGCCATCATAGGCTGAGCTTAAGAGTTCAACTCGCATCTAACGACGCCTTCTAGCAAAAAGATTTCCACCAGCAACAGTATTTCCACCAGTAAAAGTAGCTTCTGCTATCAAGTATACTGTGGTAGTGGAATTTAATAAAATTTGAAATTGAGGTACAGTTATACACCAACGACCCGGAGCTACTGAATAAGTTAATAAACTAACCAACGTCTGCTTATTGTACTGACCCATAGTGGTTGACATTGTATTGGTAGTTTGGCTTATAGAAGCTCCTAAATAAGAAGTATTAGTTGTTCCGTCTCCACTATAACAAATTACACCGTTTATGTCCCAATCTCCAGATGTAAGACTGCCACTAGTTATGGTTTTTGCAGTAGAAGTTACGATAGAAATTGAACCATCAGCAGCAGTAAATGATGCTGTTTCTCCTACGTTACCAGCCGTAGCAGCAGTGTTAGATGCTATCCCCGGCGTTTGACCAGTAGTAGCGCAAGTACCAGAAGATGTTATAGCTACACCATAGCAAGTAACACTAGTAACTGTACCGCCACCAGCAGGGGTTGCCCATGTACCATCTCCACGCCAAAATGTAGATGAACTAGCACTAATACCAGAATTTAAATTGGTAACAGGAAGATTTCCTGTTACTCCAGTAGATAAAGGAAGTCCTGTTAAATTTGTAGCTGTCCCTGATGCTGGAGTATCTAATGCTCCACCAACAAAATAAGCTGCTCCTGTACCAACTTCATCGGTCAAACATCCACGAAGATTAGCAGAAGTTGGAGTAGTAAGCCAAGTAATACAACCAGAACCTGCTCCAGATATATTACCTACAGCAACTGCATTAGCTGTACCTGCTGTTAATCCAGCAGCAGTGCCAGTTATATTAGTTCCTATCATAGAAGATGGAGTACCACCAGCGCCATTAAATAGAACAGGTGCACCAGCAGAACCAACATTAATAGCTAAAGCAGCTAACACGCTAGTACCAGCACCATCTAGATTAGCAATAGGAAAGCCAGTAGTATTAATAAGATTGCCGCTAGCTGGAGTACCAAGAATAGGAGCCACTAAAGTTAAAGCTGTTCCATTAGTAGTAGCTCCTGTAATACCGCCAAATACTCCTCCGTTATTATACTGAAGTTGGGTTATACTTCCACCCGGGGCAGTGGAATATTGTGGGATATTTAAAGTATTGCTCACAAACGTAGCATTACCACTAGTACCAGTGGTAGTAAGCGATATAGGAGCTTGGTAATCAGTGCCAGCAACAGCAGCAGATAAGGAACTGCCATTACCTTTAGTCAAACCTGTAACAGTAGTATTCAATGTTATGACTGGAGTAGTAGTTGCTGTAGCAACTGTACCGGAAAAGCCATTAGCTGCAACTACAGACACATTAGTGACAGAGCCGCTTCCAGCTCCACAAGTAGGGCAGCTAAGAATTCCACTATTCAATACTAATGGAGAAGCTATAGTAGCGCTATCAAATCCATTAACACCAACCCCTCTACCAACAGGGATAGTATTTAAAGGAATTTGAAACTGAGCTAATAATGCAAAATAAGTATTTACAATTTCTATAACAGGTGAACGTAATAACGTTGGTGTAATCTTATTATTATTATTATCTGCCCAATTAGTATTAATATCAATCAACAATTGAGACTGAGAGCATGGAGTTGTACAAGCCGCATTTGCTTGAGTTCCCACAAATAATAGAAGCAACACTAAAAGATATTTCATTGGTTTTGGTCCGCATTAAATATATAAAAGCCACCATTGCCGCCAAAACGTAAACTAGAAGGCATCTGCAATTGAGATATTTGAGTATTAGAAACTTTAATAGTATTTAGTGCGATAAATGCAAGTTTTCCATGCACTGGATTAGGATCGTATTGATAGTGTGCAGTAAGACGAATACAAAGATTGTAGTGGATAGCTTCTTCATATTCAGGAGGCATATTAAATTCAGCATCTAAAGATGATTGAACATTAGTGACGGTCCAAATAAATCCTTGGCCAGCTACGCCAATTAAAGTATTGTCTAAGCTAAGAACATCACTAATTTTATATCCATCGCCGGGATTTTGAATTTCAACATTAGTGATAGCCCCGCCAACAATAGTAATATTGGCTGAGCCTCCAGAGCCAAAACTACTAACATTAATAAATGGTATAGCTTGGTAAACTCCATCAGTATAACCAAAGCCTTGAGAAGTAATAGACCCAGTTTTTAATTCAACAGTGAAGCCTATTGGTCCTTTTAATATTAGATGAATTTCGTACTGACTTGTAGGTATAGGCCATATAAAAACGTTCCCATAAGGAAAAGCAGCATCATAGAAAAAATACGTAGGCCATGTGGTTAAATTTTTTAATTGAATTTTATTAGCATAGTCCTCATAGCTCCATATTGGCCTTAAAGGATAGCTAACATTATTAGATTGCCCATTAATATCAAAACCGCTGCTAAAACCATCGCTAAAACCACCACCCGGGGCTAGCTGTTTAAAATAGGCAGCTTGAATTTTATCAGGACGCGCAGCATTATAATACGCGCCGGGACCAATAGGATTAGAGCGCTGGCCATTCCCTAAAGCTGCTACATCAATAAGATTAGGGACAAGCCAACGCTTCTTTTGCCACTGCGCCAACATACGATTTAAAATAGTGAAGGCGTCATTAATGTCTTGATCAAGTGGCGTTTGTCCTACACCAGTAACACCAGTTTCTCTAAGGCACAATTCAATAAATTCTCTAGCCGTCGCCATCGCATTTATCATCCGTTGCTTTGAGGAAGGCTTTTAATTTATCTTTTAGCAATTCTTTAAATTTAATATCGTCTGTACGTTTAAAACGACGTTTAAATTCTTCTTCCTGCTCTTTTGTTACTTTGGCCATGCTGGTGGAGCCTTAGGTTGCAGGGCCTCGTATTCTTCCTTGCTACCCACAATAATACGATTGGGCTTACCGCTAGCATCTAGCGAACCATTCGGATTATCAACCCACATTGGGTATTCAGTGTGGCCGTATTCATTCAGAATATTAGGGTCTTTGCCAAAACCCGGATGAGGATTTTCTACAGTCCAAGGGTTGACATTGATATTAATCCCATCAGTTACCATTTGCTCAAAAGGTACAATAAGATCAGGTGGACCGGGAAAAGCAGTGATAGCCATTTTTATTTCCTATTGTTGATTGAATTAGGTGTTGACTTAGTTTTATATGACGTGTAGGGTATTGAAATCAACTGATGGAGCAAATCAAATGTTCATCAAGCGCAACGGTAAGACGTTCAAGATTGCTGGTAGCTTTGGTAACATTCATGTTTATCTTGGCAATCAATGTGTAGTCTTTGGCATTATGACTAAGAATGATGCTGAAAATTGGATTTGGAAGAATTATTAACAATAATATTGTGGGCAGTGTAAAAGCTGCCCACAATAGTTTTCAATTACACGCGATCCGCAATCACACAAAGCCACTCAGGACGAATGTACTTAAAACCAAACAAAACATCCAATCGAGTAGCTAACTGATCCGTCAGCGGCAGATAGTCAGTCAGCATACGCATGGACACGCCATCATAGCTAGTGCGCGCCGCTTCCTCGACAGCCTTCTTAGGCATCACAAGGTCAGCAGAAGCCATTGTAACGGCCTTCTGAGTGTAGGCAAGAGATTTGCGATACACAGAGCCAGCAGGAGTTACAAGACGCATCTGAGCGCCATTAATGGGCAGAGCGTCAACAGTCTGATATTGCTGATCAGCACCACCAGCCACACCACCAACAGGACCAATCATTGCCGGATAAATCGGAATGTTGGTAGCGCCAGTAGCAACGTCAGCAGTCACAACGAACTGGCGCAGAGTACCAAGTGTATCCTTGGTAACACGATTGACAGCATTGACACCATCAAAAGTAACGATATCTCCCTTACGAAGCGTGTTAGTGATAGCATTAACAAGAATATTGCCGCCATTGGTTCCGGTAGTTTGGCCACCACCATTAACAGTACCGCCAGCGCTGAATGTACCAGTAGTATGTTTAATAACAGTCTGATCACGGAAGAAACGATCAAAGCCTAAGCCAGACTTCATCATACCACTGCGAAACTGTGCAGAGATTTCAGTAGCAGGATTAAGCAGGCCAGCCAGCGAGCTAACAGTGCGAGCATCAGAGGTAGGGTCTTGAACACAACGGCGGTCCATCATGGTTGCGCCCTGATCATCAAGCACAGCGTTAGCACCAGTAAACTGATCCATAGTCGGGGAGATGATAGCACCACCGCCATCAAAGTTTGCAATCAGATTACAAACACCACCTTCGGAACCCTTCATAATGGTGGATGCAACTTTACCGCAAAGAGCATTAACCATAGGAGCCATGACTAATTCAGAATAATTGTCAATGCTCATAGTACGTTCTGCGGTGCTATAAGGAGTAGCAACATTCTTCTGACTGGAAACAGTCAGAGAAGTATATTGTTGAGTATTGTCTTGCAACTGCATAGCAGGGCCATCAGTCACAACGAAATCAGAAGGCAAACGGATGCGAAGCGTATCACCGATCTTAGCGCCATCGACAGCAAATTGGCTATCGTATTGAGTATCCATGTTCATGATGAACAGGTTGCTGTTCTTAAAAAGCATTACGGCCTCGGCCGTAATCATATCTATCGTGAGGTAGGAATTTCCAGCCATAATTAATTGTATCCTTCTATGTGGGCATTGGCCCGAATGATTAAAATGTTATGAATTTAGCAGTTGCTTGAGTTCTGCAAATTTAAACAAGCTAATCAGGGTCTTTAAGCCGACAGAGAGGCTTTAGGCTAGAAACAATGGTCTACATATCCGGCCAAGAGGAACTGTTCTCAGTAATATTTAAATCCCAAATCCTGTCAAGTTCTTTCTGCTTAGGCGTCTTACGATTTTGCGCAGCTTCACTTTGCCGCGCTCTGGTTTCATCGGATACAAACTTGCCACGATTACCAGCGGCGATCTTAGCTTTATGCTCAGCAGATTTAGGAATACCTCTATTATTAGCTAACAAAGCATCCATATGCTCTTTAGTACGCTTTGAACCAACTGCAAATTTATTACCTTTGCGTTGTTCTGACATTAATGCTAAAGTTTCAGGTGAATGCTTATGCCCTTTATGAGCTTTGCTCATATTAATTCTAGCTTCTTCAGTATGCTTATAGCCTTTCATGCTACCGCCAAGAGGAGCTACATTGTATTCAGGATTTAATAATTTACCCCAATGAACCTCACGCGCATTCAATTTGTCAGGACTATCTAACTTTTCCAAAACTACAAATATAAAATTACTTTCACCATGCTTTACCCAAGCACGCTGTAAGAATAAGCTGTGATGATAAAAACCTCTAAGGGACTTCCTGTGCTCACGCCAGCGAAAGTCCCTATCAGAAGCTTGGCCAACATAACATTTATCATCAATAATGTTTATGATGGCATAGATACAAATCATAGATTATCGACCAGCCTTAGCCGCCATCTGTGCCCTACGTTTAGCCACATAGTTATCCATATTCTCAGGTTTGGTATCAGCCGCAGTAATTGTAGTACTAACTACACGGCTACCAGTAACACGAGTTATAGGCTCAGGTACTTTTGAAATCTGCCTCCTAGGAGGCGTCTTAGCTTCTATGAGCTTATTTGATATCAAAATAAATTCCTTAGCCATCTTAGCTGGTGTCAGCTTCCAAATCTTTTCAGCTAACTCATCGTCAGCTACAATGTGGGCAAGTACTTCTGCACCATTTTCAGTATCAGCAGCAACACCTATTAAAAAAGAAGGAATAGGACCAAACTGATCAGCTATATCTACAGTTTTTTCATAGAAGTCTTTATCAAATTTAGTAGCTTCTTTTTGAAGCCTTTCGCAAGTGTTGTCGAATTCAGTTTGTAAGTCTTTGACCTTTTGAGCAGCAAGACGTTCAGCAGCTTTAGCTTCTGCTCTAGCTTCAACTTCTTCTTCAGTAAGAGTTGAGTTAGGATTAGCAGCTTTAAACGCAGCTAATTCATCCTTAGCGGCTTTGGCAGCAGCAGTAGCTTCATCAATTCTGCGCTGCATTCTGTCGTTTTTACGAGCAAGTTTTGCCGCTGCTTTCTCAGCAGCTTTCTTTTCAGCTTCCTTAGCTGCTTTTTCCTCATCTGTTAATTCTTCATCAACATTTTCTTCTTCATTATCTTCATCTTCTTCTCCTTCATCATCGCCTTCTTCATTTTCCTCACCTTCAACTTTTTCATTTTGTTCTTCAGTCTCAGGAGTAGTAGAAGGCTTTTCTATTACTGTATTATTTTTGACAAGACTTGCTCGTAAAGCAGCACGCTCATCGCTATCAGCATCAAAGTTCGCCATAGCTAGTAAAGATGCGCCATTCATAAATTTCTTAAACATTTGTCCTATTCCTAATCTCAGCTTCTATTGCAGATTTTAATTTTACAAATTCAGGATTTGGCGGAGGGAAATCCATATTTTTAAACTTCTCATGCGTACTAGCTACCTCACGCTTAGCTTCAGCGTCAAGCAAAGATTGCGCTATCAAACCTAAATCCCAAAGAGAATAGGCCGATAAAGGCTTCCCACAATAGATGTACTCAGCTACTTGATTTTCGTCAGGCATTTAACCTTCTCCTTAGCAAGCGATTTGACCTCACGCATCAAATCTTTATCCTTACGATGCATTTCAGCACGCTCAATATCTTCTAAAGCATACTTGGCTTTGTAGCGCCGTTCTTCTGCTTCCTCACTCTTGGCAGCTTTAGCAATAGTTTTCTGAGGAGTAGTTGAAGCCTTTAATTTTTCAACAGGCATGATCTTTTTAGCCATATCAAATGGTCCTTTTACTATCAAAATCAAAATCAATTTTAGGAGTATTGATTATAACAGGTTTAGGTAGCTCGTTATCTGGTTTGTATAATGGTGTATTTTCAAACTCAACTAAACCAGCTTGCTTACCCATAGAGTTGACTTGATCATCATTAACACGCTCCTGAATAGCCTGATATATAACTTCTTTCATTGGTTCAGGAGTAGTATCTTTGCTCAAGATTTCAATCAATGCATGAACAGCAGCAGGAATAAATTTCTCCAAATGAGCACGCGCAAATTTGCGTGGATCATTTTTATACTTCATCAAATTGATTTTTTCTTTCTGAAGCATAACTAGTTTCATGCCAGAGCTTCTAGCAGCTTCAAACCAAGTAGCTGCAAATCTGCCAGCAGTCTGCTCAATAAGAATTGTATGAGGTTCGACTAGTTTAAATTTTTTAGTCATTACTTCCTCTTATTAAGTTTCTTCTGACCAGCTTTATCAGCTTTATTATCAGCAGGACTTCCTTCGTATCTACTAACTGGCATTTTTAATTTTTTAGCAGCCTTTTTATCCTTAGCTTTATCAATTTTTGAGCCTTCAAACTTTTTCATTTTGCTTTCCTTTTTACAGAATACGCTATTGCTACAGCTTGTTTTACAGGCTTGCCAGCTTTTACTTCAGCTTTAATATTTGCCTTAAATGCTTTCTTTGATTTTGATTTCTTAAGTGGCATTACTTGTTCTCCTCAAAAGGATTTCCAGAAACAGGAGTTAGTTTGTATCTATGATTTAAAACTGGTACTTCTTTAATACCAAGTTCTTTAGCTGCGATAGCTCTATGTCGCCCATCCTCTTTACCACCGGACTTAAGCTCTAATGGATCAAGCTGTTTACCTTCTAAAATATGCTGCTTAATAGCATCAATAGTCTCTCTGCTTTCAGCATCAATTTTTAATGGTCTACCTTTAGCCAAAAATTCATCTGGCGTCATAGTTTGCATTAAATGATCATTCTGGCCTAAAGTGTTAGCCCATCTATCAGCAGGCTTAGCTAATGGATAAGATTTTGCTGTAGCTTCAATAGCCATACCCGGCTTACTACTATCAGCCAGAAGCGTACTAGTTAGCGCTCCATACTTGCCAGCAGAAGGATCAATAAGGCCAGAGTTAACGCCATATTCTAAAGCCTTTTCACGGGTTAAGAATTGGCCTTTATCATTGACAAAGCCAAAGTTGTAATGACTAATATCATCGCCGCGCATAGCCATCTGTTGAAATTCAGGATACAGAGCATCAGGAATAACGTCTTGATGAGCTTGGCCCGCTTTACCCTTGTAAAGCTTATCTTTATATTTTAATGCTGGACGCAAAGAAGGCGTAGCATTTAATGCTGCTCCTTCTGCTCCACCAGCCAAACCACCAGAACCAGCCAACGCGCTCATTGCTTGTGCACCCTCAATCATCTGAGGGCTAGTATGTGCTTCACCTGTAACAGGGTCTACTTGCCATTGTGGAGTATTCCCAGCTAATGCTTCACCAGCAGCCCCCAATCCTTCTCTTATAACTTTTTCTGGCCATAGCTGATATCGTTCTTCACCATTTAAACCTAAAAGTTTATTAGCTATGCGATCAACTAATCCTGAACTAGCTGGTCTATCTTCTACCCCCGGCGAATTAATATATACACGTCTAATACCATCAGCTTCAGGAGCCACACCTGTAACATTCCCCATAGGGTCATAGTCTGTTAGATCGAACAGATTAGGCATTAGTATTAGCCTCTAAAGGTTGGACTTCCAAGAAGCCACCATCCCTATGGGGGACGTAATGGCGACCATCAGGAGCCTGCCTAGAGCCGGGAACACCGGGAACGCTATCAGGGAGGCCATCGCCATTTGCGTCCTCCAGAGCCTCCTGCTCACCCTTTGTATCGGCACCGGGACCGCCTGCCTGAAGCATTTCCTTAATAGTTTGCTCAACAATAGGCTTAATTTGCTCAGGAGTAAATGCAGGGCCAGAATTACCAATAGCCGTCATACGTTTAGTGAATGCATCAAAATCAGCCCTGATCTGTTCAACTGCTTCAACTGTAGCAGTATGACCAGCAAGCTTTTCTTTAAGCGTCATTTCACGTTCTTTGATTGCAAGCTCAGCATTTTTATCATCGATTTCTTTTTGCTGCTGAGTAATCAATGCTAATTGCTGTTCAATCTTATTTGCTGCCTCATGCATAGCTTGTTCAATATTAGGATCGATAGCGTCACCAGTAATATTTTTTGGAATAATTTTACGCCAACGCTGAGCAAGCACTTGAGCTTCAGGAAAGTCAGCAACTTTCCATAGAATATCTCCAGCAACTCCCATGAATTCTTTATTCTGAGCAGCAATTTGAGTTAGAGCATTAAACGCTTCCTGACGACGTGTTGCATAGCTAGGTCCAGTATCAGAAATAACAGCATAATTTCCAACATTAGGATTGAAGATAACATCAACTATCTGTTGATTATTATCATCTTGTGGAGCTCCTGAATTTTCAACTTTTGTCATAGGAGCCGTAGCGTTAGGATCGATAGTAACATTCATAATCGTATTGTCTTTAGCCTCAATACGTAACACTCGTTTAGTATCATAAATCTTTGGTATCAAATCAATAAGTATCTTTCCAGTAAATCGAATAGCGATAGCCTGATTATCAATAAAATGATAAGTAGCGCGATCACCTTGACGCTGGCGAGCATTGATAGCCACACCAGATTTAGCGTTTTCATTCTCTCCCATCTGAGCCTGATATTGACCAGACACCATCATCATTTCATTTTGTGCAATTTCCATCTGTTGCACATAAGCTGGAGATGATTGAGGAGCAGGTAAACGAGATGGAGCAGGAATAGGATTTCCGTTTTCATCAACGTGATTATAAGGTAAAAATGAAACGCTATCTATGTTAGCCCTAGCATAGATATCCTCATATCCTTCAATAGCAGCAGCAGACGCCATCAAAGGCGATTTAGTTTGTAATGCTCCAAATTCAACATTGGCAGAACTATTAACGTTGTATATGCGTTGCGGATCAAGCAAAGCTCTCGTATGACCTTTGCAATCCCAAACACCATCAATAATAGTTTCAGTACCAACTAAACGAACAATAGGAATATACTTGCCAAGCCAAGGCGTACTTTTGATAATACGATTTCCAGCTATTAAGAAGCATTCAATCTTCTCTGACAGTTCCTCTTGCTCTTTAAATGTTTGTTTTTCTTCAGGTAGATCACCTTCACGCTTCTTAATTTCATTAAACATATTTCTCCCATCTTCTGGAAGATCAGACCATAAAATCGGTCCTATTTCTTCACCTGTTGTAGGAGTTATGAAATATACTAGCTTATCTTCTTCCTGACTTTTTCTAAAATATTCGCATACTCTAACAGTGTCTTTATTGAGCCAACCTGAATACATTCCATCATTGAATGCTATATTTCCAACATCTTTAAATTTAGGATATTTAGCTTCATACAAGTCTTTTGGCATATCATCGAAAACAAAACCAAACCAAGCATCGCTACCATCAACCTCATTAATGTTAGGATCAAGATAAACTAAACGAGGGTCTTTAATACGTCTGATATAAATTTCTTTATCAAATGTGCCAGCTATTTTTTCTACAGTAACTCGCCAATACCCCCATCCAGCGCACACTTGATAAGTAGCTGCGTTATCATAAACATTTTCAGCGCTTGATACATATTCGATATGTCGCACAACTTCTTGGAATACTTGAGCAGCTTCAAAGCTAGCTTCATCTCCTACAGGACGAATATTAACCCCCGGCTTATTTTGCTTACCATCATTTATTATTTGCAAATTATGTTGCATAGTCTTATTGATAGTTAAGCATGGTCGTCTGCTAGTCTGTCTATCACCTACAACCCAATTATCCCATTGATACATATTGTTAGCATCAGCATTTGAAAATTTATAATCATAGTCAAACCATGTCCTAGCTTGACTTTCAAACCCCTCACAAATTTTAAATCGCTTCTTTGCTTCTAAAAGAATTTGATATTCTTTTTCTTCAGAAGAACCGGGTTCAAAAAATGATGTAGACCAAGCCATTTTATTTAAAATCCATATCTTTAAATATTTCAGATAACAATTCTAGTGTAGACGCTTTTTCATGACCTATAAACTCAGTTATTTCAAAATCAGTGGCATCTCTTAAAGAGTTGTTATAACGCTCACGCAACAGCTTATAAGCTTTTTCTTTCAATGTCATAAGCTACCCATCCAAGCCCTAGGCTGTTGCGATATCGGTAAAGACGCTTTACCCTTAGGCTTCTTTGTATCATCTTCAGTTTTTAAAGAAAGCGCAAATGTCTGAAAACCGTCAGCCCCATGTGACCAAGGCGTATCGTGATCAGGTTCGCGTGAAAAGTTTCCAGTTTCTTCATTAACTTTGTAAGCATAACGTGATAGACATTGCCAACCATCAGCAGCATTAGCTAAATCAAAGTTGCAAAGTTCAAAAATAGTTCTGACAGCATTAATGCCCACAACTTTCTTTGCAGGTCGCTTTACAACTATTACCTTAGCATTTGGAAACGCGCGTCTAGTTAATGTAGCAATAGACCTGTTAGCTAAAGTCTCATTGTCAGCGTCATGAGGTTGATAGTGAACAGCGTAGTTATATTTTAAACTTTGTAGATACTCTAAATAATGACCAATCTTTTTTAACTGATTTTCATAGTAATTGATGATATTGAATTCTAAACCTACTCTCTGAATAAACCATATAGCAGTTTTATCAGCATGGCCCAAATCCCAAGCTGTATAGACTGGCTTGGTAGGATCATACGGGACATGCTTACGTCTGCCATCAAGCAAGCATTGCTTTATTTCATCTGCATATATAGCTCCATCTAACGTTTGCTTAGTAAAACCTTCCCATACTTCTAAATATTTGGTAGGATGATTTTGTTTTAACAAACTCATTTCACGCCGCAAGTCTGGCGGAAACCATTTGTTATCGCTATAGTTGATTTTGATTACATAAGCATAGCGCTTGCTTTTTAAATAATCATAATTCTTTTGCTCGTTATCGCTTAAGGTTTCCCCATTAGCTAATGCTGCTTCAGCGGCTATAAAGAAGGCTTCATCTTCAGATGATATGTTATCATCAGGATGAAAAGCAGGAGCATTAATTTTTTGATTAACTACATAGCGATCATAAACTTCATCGTCATCTAATTCAGGATTAAAACTAATCCAAATTTCTGGACCTAATCTAAACGGCCCTCCTAATCCGTCCTTACTACTTTCATGTTTACCACGAATAGTAGGCATAAGCTTATCAAGTGAATTTTTAGAAGTATTGTTAGCTTCATCTATCCAAGCTATATCTATTTTAGAAAGTGACTTAATAGAATTTATCTTATGACGCAAACCAGAAAAGATAAATTTAGCACCTGTAAGTTTGCAGATGATAGACTTATCTTTAATTTCAAATGCCCAGCCTAACTCATAATGCTCTATATAATTTTCAATTGTAGATTTAACACTCTCCTCAAGAGAGTTTTGTATTTCTCGTAAGCATAGAATACGTAGCTTCATCTTCATAGCAAAGATGATTAGAGCTATAGCAAACCCATCTGACTTTCCACCGCCTCGACCACCATAAGCAATCTTTAAGCGTGCGGGCTCAAATAAAAATGCTAATCTTTCGTTAAATTCTATCTCCACTTAATTATTCTTCTGTATGCTCAATATCAACTTCCCAATTCCCGCCTGCTGTACTATCAACATCAATGCATAAAGCTTCGTTAACTCCTCGTAAAACTTGAGGTTGATCCCAATAAGGACTAAATTGAAACAATGCAGGAGCAGGAGAAATAGAAGTAGATGTAGTTGTACCAATTGGCAATTTTTGTGCTCTAATTCTTCCTACTAAAGTTCCTGCTGTAGGAGCAGTGGCGTATCCTGTGACTACAGCAGTAGCAGCAGAATTTAAAGTATCACTAGGTACAGGAGTTACAGAAGTAGGTGTACCACCAGTATCTAAAGTTGATCTGCGAACAACAGACACACTACTATTTACAGCCGCACTAGCTATAGCACTAACTCTAATTCCTTTAATTTTTATAATTTTAGTAGCACTACCAGATATACAAAAAATATCTCCAGCAGAACTATTTGCAAAGTTATGAATAGTTGAACTATAAGTAGGTATGTTACTATTACCTGTTATAGGCAGCGGCTTTAACTGACTTACACTCTCACAACTATGGATACCATTAGTACTTTGCTGCCCATTTAAATAACATGGATTACGACTAGTCTGAGCAAATGCTAATTGTGGGCAAATTAAGAGCAGCCCCAAAATTAAAATATTTTTCATCTTCATTACCTAAAAATATGCCCGCACCTTTCGATGCGGGCTAGTTGGGGAGGAACTCTACTTACTAACCCAGTTAGCAATACCAGCAGAACTAACAGAGTTACATTTATAAATAGTAACACCTTGAGCCTGAGCTACTCCAGTAGCCGTTGCTACACTGTTGATAGTATCAGTACCAAAACCATACACCTGTAAACTATCTGCATCAGCATTAATAATCCAAACTTCCAAACCAACAAAACCTTTTGGAAGCCTGACACCATCACCAGCAGTAGTTACAGTAGCTACAGTATTGACAGCACTATCTAACTGAGTAGCACCTGCTTGAGTTTGGGTAGCTCCTGCTACAATGCCAGTTTTGGCAGAGTTTAACTGTTGGATAATATTATTCATATCGGCTCCATTAACTAGCTGCCTTGAGCTAGTATAAGAACCGGGGGCATTAGCTGCTAAAGTCATATCTGTAATCCTTTCTGTTTTGTTTGAGGATTACAGTACGCGATACCAAATACCAGTGTTGCTAGCACCAGCGACATAAGACCAGCAATTGGTAGCAAGAGTAACAGTACCAGCAGTACCAACAGCAGTCTGCACAGGAACACTAGTAGGGGTTACACCAACAACTGTAGGAGTATTACCAAAAGTGTTAGCTGAAGCAGCAACAGCAGTGAGAGTGAGAACACCAGTTCCAGCATTAACTAAACAGAACTTCTGATTAGTAAAAGGATTAGCAGGAAATTTAAACGAAGTATAAGTAGCAGTACCAGCGCCAGTATAAATATAGGTGCCAACTCCATCAGCAGCGACAACAGCGGCAGTAGTACCAGTGGTAGAAGCAACTGTAGTATTACCGTAACCACCACCAAACAAGTTAGTAGGAATAGTAACAGTATAAGGCTGAACAGTAGCCCCCTGCGGATTTACATAGTTCGTATCAGCAGGAAAAGTTTCAGTGCCCTGTAGGAAAGTAGGACCAGCAGGCTGATACTGATTGCAAACACCATTGTTACCATAACTGGTGCAATTAGTATTTGCAGTAACACCAACTCCGGGGAAGTTCATAAAAGCACCACCAGCAATAGCAATACCGCTAGCAGCAATTAAAGCAAATACAGACAATCCAAGTTTCTTCAACATAACATAGTCTCCCAAGTTTTCGCACCATGCGAACAGTTAAAACAGAAATAATAACTCAACTGGCTTTCACCAATTTTAAACTAATTATAGAAGTATCATTAGGCATTTCTGATTTAACATTAGGAGTATTATCTATTATTTTGGCAGGCTTAGTTTCGGCCTTAACCAATTTAATGATCATTTCATTATTAGTGATATTGTTATTTGTAGATTGGTCTATTTCAACCTTACCAGTGTATCCCAATATGTCAGAATATAATTTAAAGGCTGCAATACGGTCTTTAGCTTCTATAGTCGGGAGCTTTAAGCCGTTGCGCTCAATGTGCTCACCTTCTGCTAATTTCAGCACCTTAGCCGCGAGTTGTTCCCTGTCAAGAGGAGCTTGAGCTAATTCAATATTTTTTAAATAAATATCGCGCGATGCGATAACAACAGGATCAGTTATCCAATTACAACTAACCCATAAAGCTTTATTTGTATCTTCTCCAAAAATTTTACAAGCTGCTTCAAACGTATTAGATGATTTAGCTAGCTCTACACCAAAAGCCTTCTTTAATTTTTCATCAGTTTGGTAGGGTTGCACTTCAGGAGTGGCAGCACCTACAACATTAGTCCATGGAGACACAGCAGGCTTGGTAGGCCAAGCTTGAGGCTGCTCTACTGTAAAAGTTGATGAGGTTATCCAAGGCTGCATTGCCCACACATAAGCGATAACGCGAAAAAAGAAAAGCCCCAATCCTGTTAAGGATCGGGGCTTTGCTGCGCTCATATCAGCCTGAGCGGCGTAATAAAACCTCTAAGCTGAGCCGTCCTAAGCTTAGAGCCGGATTGCAAACTCTGTCACAACCCTTTTACCTTCTATTGATCAACCTCTAGTTTCTCGTCACAGGACAATAGCAGCTAAACGAAGATCAAAGTGCGGCGGTAAGATTTCAACATATACGGTTTAAATTAGTTGTCAACAAAGAAAAATGGCCCTGCTTTTCAGAGCAGAGCCATTTTACCCGGCAATTTACAAATAGGCGCTTAGAGCTATAACCAGCAAGGGTACATCCGCCCTGCTTTGCATGATCCAACCTCTATCAGCGCTTTTTGTTCCTGTCAACCCATACGAATAACTAAAGCACCATCTGCGCCAGCCTCACCATTGGTGCCGATCTTGTCACCCTTCACAACCGCCTTCACAACAAAGTTAGGGCCAATCAGCTTAGGCACAAAACCGGACTTGATACCAAGGCGCGGCACTCCACCGTCAAGCTGGATAGTACCATCTTCATTGCGCTTCTTCTGATTGATAGCAATATCTTGCATGATATCATCACCATTCTCATCACGCTCAATCTCAGAGTTTTGCTTACGATATTGGTCAACTTGCTTATAAAGCTTTGACATGAGAGCATCTGTAGTTGTCTCAGCTTCAATAAAGAAGCCATCGCCAATACCCAAATCTTCAAATGGATACTCAAATTCAACGTGGCCAGCTTCAGGAAGATAATGATTAAGCTGAACATTAGGATTACTAATCATCTTTAACTTTGGAGCATCAGCTTTAGTAGTATAATCTTCAGAAGTAGGATGAAGCGAAGTGATTGGAGCATGCGCCAGCCCCATTTCTTTACCACCCTCATTATTGCTATCAGCAGGTTTTAATAGAGCATTGTTCACAGCATCTTTGTTATTGTGGGGATTTTGTTCACGAGCAATCGCATCAATGTCAACATTCGGCTTAGTGCCGGGATTGACTTCAGATGCGCCAGAATTAGGCCAGCCTGAGCCGCTTTCAACAGCTTGTGTCATAGTGGTAACCTTTCACGAAAATGAGTAAGAGAATAAGAAACGTGGCGAAATGAGGAATGTTCCAATGGAACTTTTAGAATGGTGCCGGTTGCACGATTTGAACGCGCGACCTGATGCTTACAAAGCAACTGCTCTACCAACTGAGCTAAACCGGCGTCTGTGTGATAGGATTTGAACCTATGACCCCCGCACTCCAAATGCGGTGCTCTAACCAGACTGAGCTACACACAGTAACTAATTAATCCTTAAAAGGATCATACTCACCATCGCCAGCCATTACAACAGCGAATGGTCGCAACGTATGAAGCACCTTAATGGATTGAGAATGATATGCAAGCACTTCTGGTAAACGTCGATAGGCCATAGGGCTTTCGTCTAAATCAGCACCAATCAACGTCACTCCCCTGCGCTGCAACCAAGTATTCATTTCAGCTTTAGAAAAACGTCGCTTAGCTTCTTTGCGGCCAAACAAACGTCCTGCTCCATGGATAGTAGAATACAAAGATAATTTAGCTTCTTCGCTATCTACACCTTCAATTATAACAGCATCATCACCCATAGAGCCACCTACAAAGCCACGTTGACCGGGAAATGCTGGTGTAGCACCTTTGCGCACTACCCATAAATCTTTACCATTGTGAGTTTCACGCCAAGCATAATTATGATGATTGTGTACCATATCTAATACTTTGCCGCCAAGCATCTTACGAATACGCTCTACAACCCATTCGCGGCCAGCATAAGAATAACTACCAGCCAATTGCATTGCTGCAATATAACGCTGCCCAATTTCGCTATCTTCATCAACTACAGCAGGAGGAACATTCATACCGTCCTTACCACCAGCCGCCTTTAAATATTTAGTTGCAGAAGTATGGCCTAAACCACGGCTACCAAAGTGTACGCCAACCCATACAAATCCATTTTCATCATGCATCAAGTCTACATAGTGATTACCAGAGCCTACTGTACCTAACTGATGCTCAGCTTTCTTGCGATAGTCCTCAACATCAGCAAGCTTCCACAATTCACCATTATCAAATAGAGAATGCTCTACTTTTTCATCATTAGTACGTCCAACGCCGAACGAAATAATACGAGCAATATCTTTAGTGATCATTGGCACAATAGCACTGATATCAGAATACAGCAGGTCAAGCTTTACAGCCATGTTGCCGCAACCAATATCAAAACCTACACCTGAAATAGAAATCTGCTTCTCATAAGCAATCACTCCACCAACAGGCTGAGCATAACCCAAATGACCATCAGCGCAAATGACACCAGCCACAGCATTGCCTACACTCATACAATTACGCATTTGAGTGATTGTTGCCTCATCGTGATCGCCAAAAACTTTTAAAGGAGAATTTTTAAATTCATCTTTTTGTGGGGAGATGGCAATATCGGCAGCAGTTGCGGCCTGTTCAATAGCGAGATGTTCCTTTCGCGCGGCATCACGAAAATCAGTCCAAATAGGTCTACCGCGACCTTCTCCAATACGATCATCAGGATTTAAGCCAGCAGCTATAGCAAGCTCTTTTGCGCGAGTTTGATAAGGATCAGTGCGATTATTCATTTACATTCTCCATTTTATATTTGGTGCGGGCTACTGGACTCGAACCAGCACGCTACTAGAGCAAGGGATTTTAAGTCCCTATCGTCTACCAATTCCGACAAGCCCGCTAAACTCATGGTAGCTTAGCCTTGAGATTTGATTTTATGCTATTGAAGTAGCGACCAGCGCTAGGAGCATCGCGCAAATCCATATAAGTATTGATACTTACTTCTTCATACGTATAGGACTTGCCATTAGAAAACACTACAGTAAGCTCTTGTGTCTCATCATCATATGATGCTGAGCTAAGCATAGTAGATGTAAATTGACATTCATATTTCATATTTAATTAGCCTCCAGATTGAATATCAGGTTCAGCATCATTCTTATTCATAGTTTCGACAGTGTGGCCATTAGTAATAGCCCAAAACGTTATCCTACCTAAACGTTTACGATCAGCATAGTTAGCATAATCAAGCTCAAATGTCTCAACTACATCATCATTATTTTTTAAATCAATAAGAAATACATATATTGGGCAGTGAGTATTAATCTCATCTAGCCTCTTATTTTCATCGCCTTTGCGATATTTATTCCATACCATTATTTAATTTCCTTTGGTGAGTAATCAGCTTTAATACATTTCCATGACCAATCACCGCCTTGGGAATAATGCATAGCAATAGCTATTTTTGGAGCAGTTTCGCGACAAGCACTCTCAGAATACTTCACATTTGATGAATAAATTGGGTTTTTTGGGCAATTGCTAGCTGCTACGCAAACCAGCATATAAAGCCAGATTTCCATTTTTATATTTCCCATTAATTATTAAAAAAGGGCTGACGGTTTGTAAAAACGATCAGCCCCATAGTATAGTTACGTGATAAAACTCGTATTACTTAATGCGTGCGATCAGTGCACCATTTTCCGGGGCAGTCCATCCACCATAAACAACACCCTTTTCAACAGGGCGAATGGTGAACTTGCGGCTATACTCCAGAACAGGAAGCTCAACGTGTTCAACCTGCTTAGAGCCATCAGCATTGAGCACAGCCTTGTGCGTCTGCTTATCGCGGACAGCACGGGTGACAGGCTTAGTCTTAGGAACACCGTTCTCCATAACCTGAGTTGAATACTTCTTATTCTGAGAACTAATAGTGCTACCAAGAGCCTTAACGGCATCACCCTTCTTATGCTCACTATTAGCTGAAAAGAAGGTATCGTTAACTTCCATCTTTTCAAACGGGTACTTAGTAGGTGCGCCATTACCAGACGGGTTGCCACGTCGCTTAGCAGCAGGAATAGCGACATTCTTAAGAATGGTATAATTGCTAGCAACCTTATCCGGTTCAGCAGAAGCAGCCAGATATTCAATAGCCGCAGGAGTAGAGCGGCACAAAGCTTCAGTCTGATCAGCCGGATTGAGAACGCCAGTATTAACCTCAATCAGACCAGCCAACAGCATAGGAGCGCCGACAGCCTGACTTACATAGACATTAGATGCGGCGGCGGTAGCATCAACAATTTCCTTAAGCTTAATCTTATCAACACCAGACATTTTACATTTCCTTTAGGGTGAGGATTATTCCTCGTTTTCAATACTTGTGATGTAGAACGCATCGCCTCTATCGTCAAGCTCAATTTCTATAATTTGTGGGCAGTCCTCAAATAATTTTTCGCCTTCAGCAGAGCAAACTTTACAAAACGCAACAGATACGCGGCCATCTAGGTAATAACCGATATCGTGCCTTTTTGTCATTTTTCAGCCTCAACAGGATAGGCTAAAGCCAATTGAGCTAATGTTCTCTCATCGTCATCACCAAGCTTGACAAGAGGCTCTAAGTTAGCTTTAGCTTTACCTCCACCATCAGTAAGCTCACCGTACCAAATCTGAGCTTCAGGACCATGGTTCCCTCTAACGTATGTAAAATATTTTACCACGCTATCCTCCGAATATAATTTTTAAACTGATCCCCACAATAGTCAAGCTGCCAAAAATAGCAACACCTTTAGCAGCTTGACCAGCCCAAATCATAAGTTCCATATCAACTACTCCATCATTTCTTTTACAGCTTTTCTTATATACTTGATAGTCTGATAGCAAGCCAGCCGACTAGGGCTCAGTGAAAATGAAGTCATCCGACACTTGCCATTATACCTAATCCGTCCTTTTAGATGCTTTCCACCAGATACTAGTTCCAGTGTAGCACCTAGCCTTTCTGCTTCAGCTTTTGCAGCTTCTATATGTTCTGGCTGGCGCATCAATCACCTTTAAATGAAAATTCTTTAATTTTACCTTGCCAAAAATCTTGAGCTTTAGCTGCCATTTCACAATCTATTTTAGTTTTACCATATGTTACGATATGAACTAAATCTCCATCATAACCTATCAGCAAAACTTGTTTCAAATCATGCTTTTCAGCTACCATTTTAGCTGTTGAAATTGGAATACGTTTTGGCATAAAAACTCCATCCCATTAAAAGTTAAAGCAGGGGCTACTTCACCCCTGCCATGTTAACTCAATAGTCAATCTTCTCCATCAATTCAGCCCAATCATCTTCAGACAGGCTCATCGTAACCATGCTTTCGGTATCGTCAATGCGCTCATCAGCATAAGCCTTAGCCACCAGCGACTTGATATAGGACTTGAGGCTAGAACCCTTCTCCCCGCTCTTGCCAGCCCCGCCAGCGCCTTCGCCTTCGCCGCCAGTATCCTTTGGCATAGCGCGCTTGCGGCCCTGCTCAGCAGCCACCGCAACGGCCCCCATAAGCTCAGCCAGCGCAGCCACTTCATCGCCCTTGTGCTTCTTAAAAACATTAAGAACCATTGATGCTGAAGCCTTACCTTCAGTAATAATCTTCTGAAGGCTGATTGGCAAAGTCAACAGTTCCAAAAGCTGCGAAACGCGACCACCAGAGAAGCCAGTCTTTTTAGCGATATCATTCTGCTGCCAACCCATATCAAGCAGACGCTTGAACAGCTTTGCATTCTCGATAGCGCTAAACTGCTTACCAGAGTTAGAGATAAACTGAGTGAACAGGCGATCAGCTTCATTGCCAAGGCGATCCTCTCCGATCACCGGAACAGTTTTGATTTCAACGCCGCGCTCAATCAGGAGCATTACAGCGCGGTAGCGGCATTCACCATTAGTAATATACGGCACATCATTTTCAACGTAAACCTTAAGCGGTTCCCGAACGCCAACTTGCTCAATTGAAGCAGCAAGCTCGTTAATGTGGGCAATGTTGGCAGGATCAGTGAAATCCCGGCTGTTCCAGTCAGACTTGATCTGAAGCTTGCGGGGGTCCACTTTATATACATCGCTCCTACCCTCTGAAAAATCTTTCAATGCCATGATCCATCGTCCTTTTTGGTTAGTGGAGGTTTTGAATAATCTAGCTGTATTCGATATTTACCAGTTTTACCTTTAGATATTCTAGCTTTAGTTTCTTCGCTAACTTTTGGTCTATTTTTATGAGACGCTGACATTTTAGCGCGAGTTTCTAAAGAATGCTTATTACCTGTAACTCTCTCAGCTTGCCATGCTTTAAATTCTTCAGTGTGTTTATAACCTATAGTGTTTCCAGCTACAGCGCAAGCATTATATCCAAAATTTCGCTTAAAGCATCTAGTTTTATTTAACCAATGCTGTTCGCGCTCAGTTAAATCTTTTATTTCACAGCACTCAAGTATTACAAACTCAAATGACTGTTCCCAATATTTATTCCATGCTGCTTGCAAATGCTCACAGTGGTGCTTATTCGCTCGCAATAAGCTGCGATGGACCCACCAACGTTTATTAAAGTTTTTGGCACTTCCAATATAGAATTTGCCATTAACTTTATTTAGAATTTTATAGATGCCTGAGTTCATAACACTTTTGTGGTTGGTGTATTTTGAATATGGACGGGCACCAGTTAATTGTCAATCAGTTATTTTATTTATAATCAGGATAAGCTTTTACAAGCTCACCCTCATAGCAAAGCTTAAACCAAAGCTCAAATTGCTCTTGGCTCAAGGCGTCAAATTCTGCAAGTTCACTCACAGAAGCGTTTCCTTCTACCAATTCAGCTCTAACAGAAAATCTAAGCATATTATCTCTCCATCAGTTGATTTTTATACAATAAAGGGCTGACAAACTAATGTCAACCCCTTTGTTAAATTATTTAAGATATCTTTGGCTAGATTGATTAACCGGCCTATCAAACCTAGCATTAGCTCCAGCATCACTACCGGCGCCATAAGAAGCAGCGTGAATATCTTTTTGGCTAGCTCTACGTGCACGCAGCACAATGCCATTCTTAGCCATCTCAGCCAACACTAGCGCATTAACCGTTGCTTCAACTGGCGTAAGCTCCTTAAGCTTTTCGCAAATGCGAGCAGTGCAGCCAGCAACAAAACTAGCTGAGGTTAGATTGTTGCTATGATAAGCACCTTTAGAGATTAATTCACCCTGATGCTTTCGCAGTGCGCGCATAACAAATCGCTGAAGTGTATCAAGCAACCAAGTTGCAAAAATGATATCGCTTTCCAGACCAGCAAAATTAATAATCCGATCATTGCCAGCCCAGCAAGCGCAGCGGGTGAACTTACCCACAAACTTAGACAACTGCCACTTAATTTGATAAGGGTCTTGAGCTGCAGCCTTATGAAAGTTTACATTTTCCTGCTCAGCAGCATTAAGCTCAGCTTCATCAATTTCATAAGTAGCCATCAATTCCCTTGCCTTAGCAAGGAACGCCATCATTTCTGCTTCTGTCCGCCCCTCGCCATTCATCATGGCGCGAATACGATCAAGCATCTTTTTGCGTGCGGCGTTCATGAAACAAGCTCCATTGTTGATATGGAGCTTGTTTATACGTTCAATTCTATGGTGTCAAGCAATCAATTTAATTATTTAATCTTGGCTATGACAAAAACACAATCTTTTCTCCAAGATTTAGCTATGGCGTCAGCCATATATCGTTTGGGGTACGCTCCTCCAGCATGAATACGCTTAGAACGTCCTCCACCTACTATATAAATATTTATCCAAACTCCATTATAGCCATCAGGAACTTTAGGTCTAGCTACTACGCCAAATGATGTTTTCATTTCACTTGCTCCTAGGGCCACCGCGTTCATATTCACCCAAATACTGCTCAACTTGCTCAACAGGAACCCTAATCTTTTGACGGGTTTCCTTATGGATCAGCCAAGCCTTACCAGCGAAATGAGCGCCGCGACCTTGAGAAACTGGCCAAGGGTTAGCTCCAGCAGACCAACCATCAGAAGGCTTTTGCTCAACTGGCTTATGCTCACCACCAGCATATTTAGCTAGTTCAGCTTCATACAACCGAATAGCCTTACTTTTGGCGACTTCTTCAGTTTCTCCAGTAAAACGAACTTGCCATTGATTACCATCAGGAAGAATAGCGTAAGCCAGCCAACGTTCTTTAGGCTTCGCATTTGCTGAATAATAAGTCACAACTTCAGTCATAGACTTGCTCCTTTGTAGGTACAAAGCCTATTTATACGGTTTAATTATTTAAGTCAAGTGTTTTCTAGCCAAGCATCATAGCCAGTAATATAGCCATTATTATCCACTTCTCTATACTCTGGATCGCCTTGAATTTCAACAATACGCTTATTTTGCATATTTAAATTAAGGTATAGAACGCGCCTAGTTCCTTCATAAGTTTCAAGCTTTAAAGGAGCAGCCCAATCTATTCTAGGTTTAATATTTTCAAACTTAATCACTCCTAGCACTTCCAAAGCCTGAATGATTGTTTCAGGATGCTCAATCCCATGAAGCTTTTCAGCAGCTTGACGGCGTGTCATATCTTTAATTAGCACAGTCATAAGTTCCCCTCCAAATAAGCAATCAACGTATCTCTAGCTTCCATCCAATTATAGCAAACTTTGCAATAATATCCCATCTTAACAGCAAATGCACCAAATTCTATCTGCTCAGCAGTCAATCCGCCATCTTTTTTAGTGCGCTTGCTTTCTTCTTTCATCTCGATATATAGACCAGCATACATTTTAGCCCATTCAGTTTGAATTGGCACAGGCAAGAACGTATCCCATACACCTTTACGTAGTCCTGCTCCTACCATCTTTATAGCTTCTAATACATGACGACTACCGCCATTAGGAATTGCGTGATACAACTCCAACAAAGGGTATTGTCCACAATTATCAGCAGCCCAGCAAAAAACCGCCATCTGGTGTCCATCTTCGCTGCCAGACGCCGCCAACATCTCAGGAGTAATCTTTTTCCCCTTCTTAGGAGGATCAGGAACGAATGGTGGCGGATTCCCCCATGTCATAGGTCTAATACCTGTCTAGCTTTACGCAAATCACCAACACAAATGCCACCAGCATCTAGCTGCATAAAGTCAGCAGGATTAGACGCATCAAATTCATCTGCTGCTTCAGCAAATGGCCGCAAAGCCTCCTCCAATTCCTTAATCCTAGCCATCAGTGCACTATCAGTTGGGTTGCTCATGTCATAAACTCCGCTATCAACCCTAACACTAATGCGATAGCAATAAAATACACAGGATAACGATTATTGTAATTATTCATATGACCAAATATACCAATCACGCCTAGCGCAACTGCTATGATAACTAACCATGCTCCTATAGCCTCCATGGTAGCCACTCCTCATTATATTTTTCGCAATAACGCAAATCAAAAAGCTCACATACAGTAAGCCAGTTATCTAGTATATAAATAAATCGTTTAATCATTCTCTTTTTCCTTTATTCTCAAATCGCTCAGCCAGTAGTTTAAGCATTTCAGATTTCAGCATATCAGCCCCACTATTCATTTCGTGGGCAACATCAGTTCTGACAGCCATATGCAATTCAGGTTCACCATTAGCTATCATTACAATAGCAATAGCTTTCAATTCTCCATCATGATTTGCCATTACAGCATGTCGGATAACTTCATCTAATTCAGAATTCATTTGTCACCAACGATAGCATCAATCATAGCTTTATACATTGCAGTACCATTCCAAGATTGCTTATTCTTTTCACGATACATATAATCATGCAAAGCGGCAGCTATCATCTTTTCAGTAGGCTCACGCATAGCTTTAATTATTTCAATTATAGTATCTATATAAAATTGGTCATCTTCATCAGTACGTCTAATGCCGGGGCAATGCTTATTCCAAAGCTTATCTCTGCACCGTTCAATCATCTCATGATCCATTATGAGTATCCTTCTTATATTTAAAATACCTATCTGCTACATAACAAATAGCAATCATCATGAACATTCCAAAACCAGCAAAGCCGGGTCCATCTACACACATTTTGTATTCCTATATTGAAAATTAAAGTGCATGAATAGCTATCTTACCGCACCAAGCCTCAGAGTACAGCCGGAATTTCAGATAGCTTATTTTGAGTGGAGTAGCACCCTTATGACTTCATAGCTGCTGCCATTTGCGACGCTGTACTCTATTCTTTAGGCTGCTAAAGCTATAGCTAATCCAACCATAGCTATCAACAGCAAAACTGCTTCTCTATCAAGCATGATAAGATGTAGACACTGTATAAAAGAACAAAATCAAACACAGCAAACAACCGACCATTAAACAATAATCGATCTTGTCAAACTTTAGCATTGCCAGTCCTTTCAACTAACACACCATTAGGCAGCTTTTTTAAATTAGCATCAGGGTATAAAGATTTAATCTTATCATACAATGCATTAACATTGGATGAACCTATTAGCAAAGACTGGTTACTAGCCAATGCATATTTAATGACAAGCAATCCTGCTAATGATTTACCTTCTCTCCTAGCAGGATGATGGCTATGACTGATGCTAATCATTAGCTATCCATTCATTTAGAAATTTAATAAGGGATTGTACTTGATGTAATTGAAGCGAAATTGTATCGCCTACTTGATTTACAATTGGGGTTACATGCAACTGTCCTCCCTTATACGAACTAAAGAGTAGTTGCGAACCCATACTTTGAATTTTTAGCTTTGGTAGAGGCGTATCAACCTTCAGCAAGCCAAGCTCAATAAGAGTATCAATATTAGCCGTAGCAAGTTCACGCTTTCTTACTCTATCCATGCCAAAATTAGTAAGATGCTTAAGCTCTACTTCAATTGCTTCATCTCGCGTCATAACAAATCTCCTTAAATGTTACCTCTAAGTACATCCTCAACTAAACGCAATGTCAACTCTTTTCTTATTGTATCATACAATCGCTGAAGTTTAAATTTATAAGCCAAGCGATCAGGGTTATTTAAAATTTCTAATACTGAGCAAGATTGCATGATGTAGCTCACACTACATCAATGAAGTGCTTAAAAAATTCTGTGCTCTCCTTAACCGTAAGAGCCTCATTAAACTGGACAGTCAATATATCATGATCTTTAAGCGGAGTATTTAGACTACGCCATTCAGACCAATGTGTAGTATTATCTTTAGTTTCAGTTCTAATACGGTACTGCTTCATTTTAATTTCCATCAATCGATTTATTTAATTTTTATCCAAGCAACTGGATCGCCAATTTTCCAATTTTTAGATCGCAAATCGGGCAATCTAAATCCACCTTTACATAAACCATAAGGCCAGAAATTATAGTCAGTATGAAGCACTTCCCCAAGCTCAGGGTAATCTTTAAATTGTAAGCAACTTCCATCAGCCTCATGGTATCCAAATGGAACAGATAAAGCTATAGTAAATACAATAGAGCCTATAGCAATCATCATTCTACATCCTTCCCACACTCAACGCAATATGATTGATAACCATCGTGATTCCATCGCACTTTCCAACCAGCTTCACTTGCTGCATTATTTAATGCGGCAAAACTCTTTGTACACGGATCAAGTATCGCTCCGCAATTGCACTCATAATAAATACGAGCATTAGGATTGCTATAAGGATCATGGGTAGGTTCCTCATTGTGATATACAGATGGATCAACAATCTTCTGTACAATAGAGCCATTTTCAATTGTAGTCAAGACAACTCCAGTTCCAGTTAATGCAATTTTATTCATAACCTGTTCGTATTCTTTTTGATACGTCTCCATACTAGGCCATCCTAATTTCTCTCCCAAAGCTTCTACAAAAGCTACAGGATCAGTTACAGGATTAGGGGTAGGCCAAGATTGCTTCACTCCATTAGGAGGCTGTACTTCAGCTACAGGCCAAGCAGTAAGCTCAGTGTTAAACTTACCATACTGACCTTTGTTAATAAAAGGCTCTTTTGGTAGTGGATCAGTTTTACTACCAGACGGTGAGCCACCTAGCCAAACATTATTCTTAGGCCATTCCTTTGACCAATTCATAGTTGTGTCTCCTTTATAGTATTCCATGAGTATAGCTGTAAGCATCAATTACCGACGCATCGCTTTCTTTACTTTCTAAATTTAAAGTTTCACTAGAACCGTGCAAGCCTTCCACAATAACGTGCTCAATCATGCCAGCAGACACAGCCTTAACTCCTCCTTTATGCCAACCCGGCTGACAATAACGCAACATTAGCGCAACTTCCTTATGCACCATCTTATCAGGAAAAATAACAGGAAACAATATTTTAGTGTCATAAATAGTATTCTCAAACATTATGTATTTCCAGCCCACTTGCCTAATCCTTCACATTCTGCAATTTAGTTTTAATCCTTTCCAACTCATTCACCTTAGCATACTCAAAAGCTAGCTCAGCTTCAATGGTAGCTTGAATAAGCTGGACAATGATATGTATTTCCTTTGGTGTAAAAATTAGTGTGGGCATTACTGTTCACCTTTCACACACAAGGCTACTTCGCACACAAGCACCAAATGTACATTCTTAAGCGCTTTATCTAACTTTGCAATATCAGTAGTCTTAGCTACCAATTGATTAGCTATCAGCTTAAGCATAATCATGGACCCATCAGCAGGATCACAACCCTTCTCCTTAAACCAATCAATTAGCTCATGGCTCAATTCAACAACTTGTTTATTATTGATCATCGTTTATTCTCCCAATACCCATTCAAGACAAGCCACCATTGTAGCAGCTTCTTTCCAAAAAGTATAGCCATCAGTACCGTAAATACAATCTTTATAATCTTTGACAGCTTTACGTTGACGTTCTAATTCTAGCCTAATTTGTTGTTCTTACTTCACGTTTTGATCTCCATGTATTCCATTTGTCCAAGAAAATAAGTTGGCTTGTCATAGCATAGAAAATACCACGAGCCATCACCATAATCATGATATTTATTTCGCCAATACCAAGCACTGTTAGTCCGATGGCCATACAAATAATGATTAGTATTATCATCATCTCGTATCATTCCATATTCTCCTATTTAAAAGTAAGCGCTATCATCATACGTAAACTTTCTAATTCCCTGCCGTTCATCACCATCAGCAAAGATAACTTTATCTATTGCTGTCACTTCGCAGACTG